AGCAACCGACCAAAGTCTCGTTTTGCGCATTCCAGACATCGGTAATTCGCCGCACCCTGGCTCGCCCTCTTTTCCCCTACTAATCGGCATACTTCGCATGTGATGCTTGGCATAACTCCCCCCTTATTGCATTGTTATCGGCCCATCCTCGACGGGGCCAATCAAAGTTGCCACCGTTGGCAGCAGGCTCTCCACCAAGCTGTATTGCGCCTCCGCTATCGCCCTATACGCCTCCATCTGCTCGTTCGTCTGTACGGTCAGGATTGCCTCTATCAGCTTTATCTGGGCCTCTAGGAGCTTCATTTTTAGGTGGTCGGTCATATCAACGTCTCCTGAACTTGCTTCGGCGGTTCCGGCGTAAATAGCTGGCCTTGTGCGACTGCTTGCTCGATGCGCTTGCAGGCGATGTCGAAATACTTCGGCTCGCGCTCAATGCCGATGAACTTGCGGCCAAGCTGGATTGCCGCTACGCCTGTGGTGCCGCTGCCCATGAAGGGATCAAGGATCACGCCATCAGTCCATTCAACAAAAAATGACATCAATACGACTGGCTTTTCTGTTGGATGGAATTCATTTCCTGTCCGCGCCGCATGGATCACATCAACTGGACGTCCCTTCGGAAAGAAATGATTTGCGCCTGGATAGAACAGCGCGACTTCTGTTTGACGAGCATGCTCATGCTTCAAGTCGCCCATCGACCAATTGTTTTTCACCCAAGTTATGCAGCTTTTTGGCTTTGGGACATCAGCCAAGTTATCCCAACGGCAGAATATATATTTGCTGTGTTGCGCATCAATTTGACATGCCCACCTCAATAAATCTGTCGTGTCATCGTTTGCGATTCGAAGGTGTTTTTCGGCACGATGATTTGATTGGAAAGACATTCCATAAGGCGGATCTGTCAATACGCTATCCACCGGAAGCAGATGCGGCACAATTTCGACAGAATCACCCAAATACAAAGTTGCGTCGCCAATGATTACGGGTTTTGTCATTTCGTCTTCCACTCAAGTGATACGCCGATACTCTTTCAACTGCTCCTGCCATTCGTACCGCTTCAGGATCTTTTCCTCATCCGCTCGCCGGAATTGCTTGCACTCGCGCCGGTAGAGGTAACTCGGGTACTCACCTACAACCGGATTCAGCTTGCATACTCCGCATCCCTCGTTCGCCATCCTCGGGCTAGCCTTTAGGTTGATGTGCTCGCAGTCTAGGCAGCGGACTGTCATGCGCAGATCCTCAGAGTCTCAGTGCGCCAGCATTCGGCATGAACTTCGCCTCCAATCCGAGGAGCGCTTTTACTTCGTCGCCGCCAGCCTCTCCAACCGCCTTGGAAATCATCAGCAGCAATGCGGGCATACCAGTGCCGTAATCGACGCGACCAGAAATCCCAAGCTTCAGCATGGCGAGCGTTTCGCGGTTCTTTTGGCGTATGGCGGCTTTCGCTTCCTCGCTCACCCCAAGAAGAGGAACATTCGGCCTAGCGGCTTGAGTCGGCATCGATGCCTCGCAAAGTGCCAGAAACTCAGGCAGCGTTGGTACAAATGTCGGGTGACGTTTCTTGCACTTCTCGACGGCCTCGCGGATCACGGAAAAGCTGAAGCGCTTCAGGTCGTTTAACCAGACGGCTTGGGCGCTCAGAATCCCCAAGTCTTCGCCGCGCTCGTTAAGCTTTCCGGTGCGGAACTTGTCAATCAACTGATTGCCATACATCCCGTGAAGCATCATGAAAAGCCGTTTGATTTCTGGTGCGTCAATTGACATCGATCATTCCCCTTTCTTGTTCATCAAAATCCCCAAAGATTGCTGCTGCTCCGGCACTTCTATCGTTTTTGGCAGATGGCGGCGGTGAGGCGCGGGCTTGCGGAGTCCAATCGGCCAAGTAGTGCTCACCGGGGCCGAAGAACGTTGCCGGCTGCTTTATGAACTGCGGCTCTGTCTTCATGGCCCGCACGTAAGCCGCATATCGCTCCACGCCTGCCAGCAAATCCGAAACTGCAACTCCGTCTTTAAGGCGGGCATTCCAAGCCTTGAACGTGTCTTTCTTGCTTGCACCTGGACGTGTTGGATATACCCCCCAAGCTTGCTCAAAATCCTCGGTGTACTCGTCGCCACGCGCCGCAGACCTGGATGAGGTAATAGGGTTAAGGGAATCAGTAATAGGGTTAAGGGAATCAGTAATAGGGTTAAGGGAATCAGCCGGGCTCGTCACTACCTTTTCATGTGCTTGCACGGTATTAGCACTGTTCTTGTATGGTGCTGGTATAGTGCTTTCCGCTTCTTTGATGTGTGGATTCTGGTGCTCGGCCCATTTCACTATCTGTATGTAAGCATTCCCGTCCACTTCATAACGCAGAATGAAACCGTACTTGTGCAGTGCTTGTAAGAGTGCATCACAGTTGCAGTCGTCATATGGCAGGATCTGTGCCCTGATTTTCTTGGGGCGATCCTCTAAACGGCCTTCACGGTCGGCAATGGTCCACAACCCAGCAAACAGAATGCGCCCTAAAGGATCAACCTCTGCCAGTACGTCATTTGTGAAAAATCCGGGTTTGATGTTTCTAGCGCGGGCCATGATTTATTACCCTTCCTGCTTGCTTAGTCTTCAATTCTTTGAACATGACCCGTTGCCGGGCCTTAATGCCTCAACCGCGAACGTTGCGTGTAAAATTGAGGACAGGTTTAGCTACCTTCGCCTTGGCTTCTGCCAGGGCTTTTTTTTCTGGGAATATCTCTTCGTCCAGGAATTCTCTAATCTGCGCGAGAACTTCAGTCTGGTTAGATATTTGAATCCTTGATGCCGTAGATTTGCGGGAATCAAATACACGAAGGCATCTGCAAAACAAGTCCAAAGTCCTTGCGCTAATTATTTTTCCGCTTAGATGCTGTTTTACGAGAGCCATAGTGGTGGGCGTCATTAACTCCAATTTTCTATGTATGAGTGCGTCATATTGAAATTTGACGAAATCAGGGTCAGATCCGCTCTTCATCTGGACAATTGCCGCAGCACGAACCGGCGCAGAACTCCAAATCTTCACAGCAGTTGGGCAGTACGTAATTAATTCTTCAAACGGATTGATAGCCCATCCCACGAATGGCAAAAGTGATGCAACTGTTAAGCCATTTGCCTGATTGTGGTTATGTATTCTTTGGAGAAGCTTTGCGGTTGCAGCAAGCGGAGCGGAAACGCCAAGAATGTCGGAAGGTGTGCGGCGGATATTCTGGTCTATCGCACCAAAGGTGTCGTTATCCATATCAGTCGTGACGTTCAATGGAACTTCGGTGCCCTCTGGAAGTTGCGAAATGAAAGTCAAGCGATGCTGACCATCTCGGAGTATCCCGTCCTTCGAAAATGCGACTCCTTGATGCGTTACCTTCCATTCGCCCCGTTGCCACAACAGGCGCAAATTATCAACGCCACCCGGACGCAATGGCCTGTTCTCCGTATTGTGCTCAAGCATCTCGCGGGCCATTTTCGGGGTGATATACATCAATTGTGTTTTCATCGGTTTAGCTTCCAATAAATTAAATCGACAGCCGGTCGATTGCGGTTTTCAGGCTTTTTAACGCCTGTATCTCTTCTTCATTGAATTCTTTATTGATGTTGATTTGCGAGATCGTCAGGCGCGCATAAGTGCAAAGCATTGATGTCGGCTTCGCATTCTTCAGCTCTTCGCGCAGCGCATCTGCTTTAGCGCCAGTTACTGGTTTGCCGTGTGGTTTTGCTGCTTTCGCCTGCCGGAGCATGAATGCGGTTGTTACCTCGCCTGCTGTAGCTTTGGCGGTGGCAACTGCAGTTTCAAAATGCTCTGCAGGCATTGCGGCGAGTTTTTGGTAGCGGCTGGATTCATCGCGGGTTAGGCCCATGTCAGATAGAGTTGGCTTCTCAATGTCGTATCGTTCGACATTCACCCCGCGAGTGGCACGCTCCCCGCGCTCTGCCGTCGCCTTCAGCAATTCCCCGCATCGACGTTCTGCGCGAACCTTGATTTCAGTCGCGTATTGGATCAATTCGGAGTCTTTTGCCTGACGCGCATAAGCCGCCATTGCCTCGGCCTTGTCGCGAATATCCTTTACCTCATCCACTCGATGGGCCTCAGCCAAAGCGGTTCTTGCTGCTTCGTATCGGATAAGTTGCGACATTTCTACCCTTCCCCTAACAGTCCCATTACTTCGTTTAACAACTCTTCCTGCGTTCCGTACATTTGTTCGAATCTGGCCTTATACGGATGAACTCCTACGCGCTTCATCGGGTCTGAATCATCATGCTGATGATGAAAGCCGCACAGAGGCAAAACTTTCTTATGGCAGTCCGGCGCAGTCCTTCCTTGGATATGGTGAATCGAGACCCAAGTATTGATATGCCCATCCTTGCGACATGCAACGCATCCCAGTGCCGCCATACGGCTCCACAGAGCCTTTTCTTCCGCCGTTACGTGGCGCTGCTTGCTTCTCATGTCAGCTTACGAGTCGGCAGGCCGCCAGTAGCCGAGTAACCGACGTTGAAGTAAATGGAGCCATTTTTGAAGCTGATGTCCGTGCGGAAGCGGCCCTTCAGGAGAGGGTTCATGCACGGGATGTATTGGGGGCTGAGCGAACGTTTTTCAGAGACCGCACGAGGCTGAAAAACCTCTGCTGGCTGTTCAATGCCGAAATGCTGGCCAACATGAGAAGATGGGGAATATTTCTTGTCTTCGACGGAAACCCAGCCCTCCTTGCGCATGCGAGTCAGCGCGACGCGAACCGTCTTCCTATCCATTCCGGTTTCAACCATTATGTCTACGATCTCGGCAAATTCCTTCTGGCCAACCTTGCATATCATTTCTGCGATCTTGTAGGCCACAGATTCCTTCTTCGGCACATTCATGACATCCCCCAAATAATCACGATTGAACACACTGCTACGGCTGCCACCACTGCAAGAGAGGCGGCGAAAACTGATGCACCCATCACGCGACTTGCTTCGGCTTGTTGCGCTCGATGTTCGCGAACTTTAGTTCGTCATTCAGCGAACGAAGGCGATGCTCCGCGTGATATGAAGCACGGATTAGTCGGGCCAGTTTCGCGTCGTATTCGGCTTTGATGTCCGAATGGTGGGAATTAAGGTCGATTTGAGTGCGCAGAAAGCGCTTTTCGTCGTTGAGGCTGTCAATGTGTGCGAGCAGGTCGCGGCGCTCTGCCTTCATGCTTTCGATGTGGGTCATGTCAGCCTCTGTCAAAAGTCGAAATCACGCGGGAGATAAAGCATCTCGTAGATCGAGTCAACAGACATGCCGATTCTTCTATGGATACGCATGGCGAATGACGCGCCAGGGTGCAGCTTCCCCCATCGCAATTTACTAATGACCGGCGGCGCAACACCAAGGTGACGACTCAGTGCAGCATCGTTTTTTAGATTTGCGTCAGCAATGCACTTGTCGAGCAGATCATTTACTTCACCCAATCTATCCCCCCAAAATGCATCCTTCTGCGCTTGTCTCTCTTCAGCTTTGCTGGTCTTTTTTGCTTTGCCGGTCATTTTCTTTCTCCCTTAAAACGGTTTGTTTTTCATATAAATTTCAACGGATGTTCTTAATTGCTGTACTGCGTGAGTGCGATTCGATATTTTTAATTTCATCTCTTCCGGCGGAGCACTTTCCAACTCTTGCTCCGCCTTAACAAACACGCAGGCGTACTGGAGGACGTATTCTTCTGGTGTTAGTTTTTTCATTTCTCCCCCACTTCAACTATTCACGATCTCATGTGCATCTTCACCCCGTAGTTCACACGCCCCGGTAAGAACATGGCCATATTTCGCGTGGTAGTTGGCCATTCACTTCGGGGCTGGCGTCGCCTATCATGTCTACGTGATGAAAAGTTATTTGCCATCCCGCGTAGCGCCTTGCTGTGTGTGACGTTTGCGGACTTGCATGCCTCGTCAAAGGCTAAGAATTCATCTGCGTTAAACAGGGCCTTCACTACGATGTTTCGTGTTTGCTTCATGGTTTCCTCGTGAAAAAACTTCAGGCTTTCGGTAAAAAATGAAAAGTTCAAACAACTGCTAACTACTCTGCGGTGCATCAAAAACTCGTTTCCAGGCGAAAAAATTGCGGCCCTGAAAAAGCGACCGCTAACCCTAGGAGTACTGATTAAATCGGTTCTTGCTTCTGCTTCTTGGTGCGGCGTGATGGTTTTCGCTTCTCAACGCGTTCGCTATACAAGTCAAGAAGGCCGCTCCCTATTTCCAGGGTCGGACGCTTCCCACGTTTTCCGTGCAAGAACGCATTGATCGTCGGTTGCTTGCAATTAACCAGGTCGGCCAACTGCTGTTGGGTAAGCCCAGTTGAGAGCAACTCAGAAACTATTTTCTTCATGTCCATGAACTCATTATCACGTACGTGTTTAGATAAGTCAACACCAACGTGATTAAGAATTCAATTACATTCGTGATATGGATACTTTGGCAAAGCGCCTGACATGGGCGCGGGAAAAAAAGGGAATGACTCAAGGCGCCTTGGCTACAGCAGCCAAGGTCTCTCAGTCAACAATAGGCAATCTGGAAGCAGGAATGCGGAACACTTGCCGGAAAATAGCTGTTATCGCATCCATATTGGATGTGGATGCTCTTTGGCTTGCCGAGGGGATCGGGCGACCGGAAAATGGAGGTGAGAACAATATCAGGCTTGCGTCTATAAAAGATGACACAGAAACAAGCCCTGATGAATATGCGGAGATAGTTAGGCTATTTGGCAAGGCTCCTCAATCTGCAAAAGAAGAGGCATTACGAATCCTCAGTGTCGCCATAAAGGCCAGGGCTAGAAAGAAGAGTGGAGCTGTTTGATACTAACTTCAGCTTCGGCGCAGATCGCTCCATCTCATCCGCACATTCACAAATAGAGTCATGATAAAAATCTTGCTTTTCGCGGCGCAACTTGCGAAACGCAACAAGAAGTTCATGTTCTTTCTTCGTCATAAATCCCTCCTTGATGGGACCAGCTCACTTCCTTGCCTCAAGTTAATACATTCCATGCAGATACAGTACTGTTGTTACAATGTTTTCACAAAGTCAGAAAAGTCATATAAATAGACAGTAACTACGCGTAATGGTTGCTATTGGTACTATTCCTTACACTCATCCGCTGTATGTAAACACAGTGCACTGCAAGTTTCTGGGCAAAACTACACCATGAATGCCTGGTTTTAGAGTGCATAGATAAGCAATAGTTGCTACAGTACTGTAGCTATTGCCAGGAGGTCAAATTGAATACTCTTGGCACATGGAAAAGATTGAAGACATTGTTCCTTTCGGTGTGCGCATGAGGCTCGGCCTAAGAGAAAAACTCGAAGCTGACGTGAAGCTGAAGAAAAAGACCGTAGATAGGCGATGGTCCCTGAATTCCGAAATCATTGACCGACTGGAAAAGAGCTATGAACCGCAACGCGGCATAGAAGACTACCCGCTTGACGAAATGATTGCCGAACTGAAGCGGCGACTTGGGGATGATGCCGTTGCGGTGCGGGTGGAGATTGGTAAGCCACCGGGAAGCGCATGAGTTGGATTGAGGAAAATATGCATTCATATCTATACGCAGATTGCGTATATTTGCTATACTACTCGTATCCAATAAGTGGAAATATAGATGTACGCCACCTTCGTAGAACTGCCGCCCTTCGAACGCCACAGGGCAGAATATCTTGATGACAGCGGGTTTCGAGACCTACAAGTCGAGATGCTGAAGAACCCGCAAGCTGGCGATGTCATCAAAGATACAGGCGGACTGCGCAAGTTACGCTTTACTGATAAGCGGCGCGGCAAAGGAAAGCGTGGCGGGTTGCGGGTTATTTACTATTGGTGGATTGATGAGTCGCAATTTTTGCTGTTCACGGTCTACGATAAAGACGAAATGAACGACCTGTCATCCGAGCAACGCAAGAAACTTAGCGTCATGCTGGATAAAGAGCTGAAAGCGAGGGTTATCAAATGAAAAAGCGGGATCTTTTTAACGAATTGGTCGAAGGCTTTGATGCGCTCAAAGACCAGCGAGAAGGGAAAATAACGCTGCGTACTCACACCGTTGAGGGAAAGCCAGCGCCAAAAATAACCGGCAAGGAAATTGTAGAGCTGCGGGAAAGAATGCACGTCTCTCGGGCCGTGTTTGCAAATCGTTTACGGACCAATGTACGCACCTTGGAAAATTGGGAGCAAGAAAGGGCGCAACCGAGCGCCCAGGCTGTTCTACTGATTAAGCTGGTAGAAAGATACCCAGAGACACTAGAGCTTCTGGAAGCAATCTAGCCAAGATAGCCGCCTCTGGGCGGCTTTTGTCTTTTCACGCCACCAATTTCATGATCTTGGCCCGTCGCCAATCCTCCGCGTACTTCTGCAGCGCCGGTTTCCTAGCTGCATAGTCTGCGCCGGTGCCAATCAGCACGGTATTCAGTTCTTCCAGCTTCGCCAGTAGATCGAGCTGGGCGGAATCGAGACCGTCCCGGTCCAGCCCCTTGAACTCCCCTGCCAGCGCCCAATTCACAAGTTTCGCTTCGGCCATGTAATGGTGTGCCTGACACCCCTTAACTTGCTCCGGTCATGGGTCGAGTGCGTTCCGTTGATCAATGTCTGGATCTGCTCATCGCACCAGACCGCGAAATCATCGTCAAGCCACTGAGCGAATCGGACGGCCAATTTCGGATGAAGCCACGTCCCGCCCTGCTTCCCGCGCTGGGTTTTTAAATACGGGATTTTCCCGTATTTACGGTTCAGTGCCGCCACGTATCTTTGTGTTGCCGGGAGCCGCCACCATTCATTCGGGTTCTGGTTATACCGCTTAGCAACAGCCGTTGCATTAAACCATCCATCATCTTTGAACGTGACATCCATCCCATCGTATTGCGCTATTACCAAGTGAGTCATGTTTTTCCTTCATTCCTCGTAAGCAACCGCGTTCATCTTTCCTGCACTCTTCCCTACCCTCCCGATTTCTCGGGGTGTGGAAATATTTTCGCATTTCCAATCACGTTTGTGTTGACTTATTAAAACACGTTTGTGATAATGAACTCATCGACGCAGCACTCAGCGAGTGCATAACCGGGAGGGATGAGATGGAAGCGAAACATACAGCACGCCAGCATGCAGAACGCAACTACAAAGCCGCACTTGCAGCAGTTCGTGCTGCCGAGGATGTCAGTGAGACTGCCTGGGTTGCCGCAAAAGCGGATCTGGACAAAGCTCGCCGTGATCTGATTTCCGCCGAAGAGGCTTTTCCGACTTCGAAAGAAGTAAGGCGCGCAGCAAATGTTCTGCGTTTGCGGAATCGTGGTCTTGATGTTTAAGGGGATGCCATGAACCTCAATAGCCTAATCCTTGAGTACCTACAAGACATTCCGGGCGCATCGTCTCGCGGCATTGAGGATGCGCACGACAAGATTACTCGAGCAGTTGGCAGCTCTCACACTGATCTGATTTCCTCGCTTCGCAATCTGTACGAAGCAATTGATAGCTGTGTTGACCTGACGCCGGAAGTTCTGCAGCAGGCACAAAAAGCCCTCTCCCTCGCTAAAGGTGAATGAGATGGAAGCAATTAACAAGCTGGCAGCAGAACTCGGATGTTCACCGATAGACCTGAAATCGCTTGCCGTTCGCGTTGCTGACTCGATGAGGAAGGACAAGGTAGCGGATACGTTCATCGCCAACCCGGAGTTTCAGGTTTCGCTGTGCGAGGCATACGTAGCTGACCAGCTCAAGAAATACGAAAGGTTCTTGACCACGTATCTCGCGTTTCCGGCTGCGAGATTGGCTTTCCAGGGCAAGGTATTAGAACTGATGGGGGAATGATCATGAGCGCACAACTATTTGCAAGACGCGAAAGAGAGTTGCCACACCTGGCAGCGTACATCGCAGAGAAAGAGCCGTTCGACGAAGCATATGTTGATCGCTTCATCGCTGATTTCTCCAAGTGCCAAGGCGATCCGGTGATGTGGCTTGAGGATCATGGTGTAGGCGAGAACTACGGATGCAAGCTGATCGATGCCGAATTGCTGCGCACCCTATCTCGTGCATGGGTGAAGGATGAACAAGCTGTGTATGCGATTGCTGGAACAACGTTCTGGCAGACGATGAAAGAACTGGCTAGTGAAGTGCATAGCGCAGATTAGAGCTCTCCTTATACGGTGCCAGAAGCCCGAGAGGGTAACCCGATTCTGGCAAGCCCTTGGATACAGGGGCAACTTGAAAGCGACCTGCTCAGGAGACGTGAGACATCTCCGAAGATTGTGCTGTGCGGGTAGGTTGCTTTCATGTTGGCGTAGCTCAGTGGTAGAGCGGATATAAGCCAATAGGTAATATCGCGTCGCAGGTTCGAGTCCTGCCGCCGACACGATCAAGGGGGGGAGGATGCCATGCAAACGCAGAACGACAGAATCAGGGAAATGTTGGGAAGCAAGCTAAAGGGAAAGGGGCGGTGATGAATCCAGCGGATATTGACAGAGAAAAGATGGCCCAGTTCGCAAGGGAATCTGAGGAATACGCAGAGCGGCATGCACTGAAAGCCGAGTTCGCAAAGGTGATTCTGCAAGGCTTGGTGATGTCAGGCCGGATCGACTGGGAAAACCCGAATCCTGACCTGCTGCGCTGCTGGAGATTGGCATCGAAGGCTGTTATGGCAAGGGATAAGGCAATTTAACCAAGGAGGAAGACAACATGATGAACATCGAACTGATCAAGAGAGCAGTAACCCTGTTTCCCAAGGCTGATTATCTGGACCCTGCAGCAGTGCGACATGATAGGCGCCAGTGGTTGAAGGCTGTGGAATTCCTCCGCAGTGCTCCTGGTGGTAGCCGGTGGATTCTTGACAGGCCAGTAGCGAAGCAATGAGACGCACACAAACATGCTGGATGGGCCGATTTCGGAAAGTCTGGCGGTGGATAAGGAGGCGATTGTGAGCGGGGCGTGTTGGAGACAGCTTCAGGAACAAGAGGAAGAGCAGCAGTACATCGAAGAGCAACTTAGGCGCAATCGAAACAAACGAAAGGAAAGATCATGGCATTTGTTAAAGCAGTCCGGAAGAAAGCAAAGCTACGGCTCGCTCTTACTGGACCGGCAGGGGCAGGAAAAACGTGGGGCGCACTTGAAATCGCCAAAGGTTTGGGCGGCAAGATAGCCTGCATCGACACAGAAAAGGGCAGCGCATCGCTATACAGCCACATGGCGGATTTTGATGTGATGGAGCTACAGCCGCCCTACTCTCCGGAACGTTACATCGCAGCGATCAAGGAAGCGGAATCCTGCGGTTACAACGTCCTCATCATCGACAGCGTTACCCACGAATGGAGCGGCGTAGGCGGATGCCTTGAGCTCGTGGACGACATCGCAAAGGCAAAGTATCGCGGCAATTCTTGGAGCGCATGGAACGATATTACGCCGCGCCATCGCGCATTTATCGACGCGATGCTTCAGTCAAATATGCACATCGTTGTGACTGGGCGCAGCAAGACAGAGACTGCTCAAGTTGAGGAAAACGGGAAAAAGAAAGTCGCCAAGCTGGGCATGAAGACAGAGCAACGTGACGGATTCGAATATGAAATGACCGTTGTACTCGATATCGTCCATGACGGCCATTACGCGGTTGCTTCGAAAGACCGTACCGGCATTTTCACAGGCGACGCCAAGCCAATCACCGAGCAGACCGGGAAAGACCTGCTCAACTGGCTTGAGTCCGGCGCAGAGCCGCCAAAGGTCGATGAAAAGACATTTGCAGATCACCTTGCAGCAATCGAGGCATCGGAAAGCATGGATGCGCTGAAAACCGCATTCTCTGCCGCATACAAGGCCGCAGAAGCGCTGAAGGACTCGCATGCAATGGCGCTCTTCGCCGATGCCAAAGACAAGCGCAAAGCCGAACTTACACAACCTGAAGGAGCGAATTGTGTTTGAAATTGACGAAACCCCGTACCCAGCTTCCCGCATTGTCACTAGCAAATACAACGAGATGTTCTCATCCATGCGCCCCGGCCAATGCATCAAGACCGAGCCGGAAAACATCGGCAGGATTGCAGGAGCGATGCGCAAATGGATCGCCAATAAAGGCCGGACTGATGTTGTCGTGCGCATCGTCTCCAAGATGGATGACGGATTCGGACGTGTGTACATGATGCCCGTCAAGCCGCCGAAAATGGCTGATCTGCCGAGGCGCGAAATCAAGAAGCTGGATTTGAAAGCTGTTTAACGGTTAGCAGAACAAGGAAAAAACATGGCCAGTTTGAATAAGGTGCAAATCATCGGAAACCTCGGCAAAGATCCGGAATTGCGGTTTATGCCTAACGGTGAAGCAGTTTGCAATTTCTCAGTCGCCACAACGGAATCCTGGAAAGACAAGAGCACAGGTGAGAAGAAGGAACACACCGAGTGGCACAGAATCACCACATACAGGAAGCTGGCGGAAATCGTAGGCCAGTATCTCAAGAAAGGCTCTAGCGTCTACCTAGAGGGCAAGCTAGTTACACGCAAGTACACGGACAAGGACGGCGTGGAGCGCTACACAACCGAGATCGTTGCTGACTCCATGCAGATGCTTGGAGGTGGGCCGAAGCAAGAAGGCGGCGCAGAACGCAGCGCTCCGCCGCAGCAAAAGTCGCAACAGCAGCAATATTCGACGCCCGATCATTTCCTCGACGATGATATTCCTTTCTAGGAGGAAGCAATGACCGGACTCTCTCTCTACGTTATCGCGCAAGAGCACCGTGCAATGGTTGAGGCATTGATGGCGACTGATAACGATGCGCAGACCATCAAGGACACAGTTGAAGCTGAATCTTACCCTCTCGAAGTGAAGGCGCAGAACGTGGCCTATGCGGTAAAGAACCTTGAAGCCACGGCAGCCGCGATCAAAGCTGCCGAGCAAGACATGGCGGCACGTCGCAAGGCCATTGAGAGCCGCGCTATGCACATCAAGGAATACATCAAAACATGCATGGAGGTCGCAGGAGTCTCGAAGATTGAATGTCCACACTTCGCGCTTTCTATCAAGAAGAACCCTGCCAGCGTGGACATCTTCGAAGAGAAGTCGATTCCCGCAGAGTTCATGAGACAGCCTGAACCGCCGCCGCCATCACCAGATAAGACGGCCATTAAGGAGGCGCTCAAGACAGGCCGGGAAGTGCCTGGGGCAATGCTGGCAATTGGGACGAGGCTCGAAATCAGATGATCACCGATCAGCAAGCGGAAAAGGCTTTGGAGTACCTGAGAACCAATGCATCGAAAGCGGCCAAGGCCAAAGCCGAGCGTGTGTACATGGAGGAATACCGCAAGACGGTTAAATCCAACGAGATGCAGAAGCACTTGGAGAAACCGCTTGCGGCTCAAGAGCGCGAAGCCTACGCCAGCCGCGAGTACAAGGAGCACTTGGAGGCCATGCGCGAGGCAATCGAAAAGGATGAGCGCAACCGTTGGGGCATGGTCGCAGCACAGGCAACTCTAGACGCTTGGCGAACTGAAAATGCTAACCGGCGCGGCGAAATGAAGATCGGCTAGTCAGAGTGCATATAGAGATTGAAAGGTGAGAGATGGAAGCGAAAGGATGGATTTCGGTTAAAGATGAAATGCCACAAGAAGGGCAAGAGGTCACTGTGCGCATGGACCATGGGCAGATACGTCAGGTTGTAAGAGACAAGAAATATGCCGGTGGCTGGAAGCAGGTGAACTGCACCGGATGGGAGTGCGTGGCGTTTGATTCTGAAGCGATAACTCACTGGAGGCATGAGATTTTCGAACGCCCCTACCGTGCAGGGCCAGAAGATGCACCTTGGATGACAGCCAAAGCAGGCGCATGAAGCAAGGGTGACTTTAGGGAAATTGGGGAAGGAATGACATGGACAAGGCTTATTACAACGAGATCGATCCGCACGCCGCGCAATGGCTGCGCAATCTGATCGCAGCCGGTCATGTCGCGCCAGGCGACGTTGATGAGAGGAGCATCGAAGATGTACGACCAGACGACATTCGTGGATACACACAATGCCATTTCTTCGCCGGAATCGGCGTCTGGTCCTACGCGCTTCGACTCGCTGGCTGGAGTGATGATCGACCTGTTTGGACCGGTTCCTGTCCGTGCCAACCTTTCAGCGCGGCAGGCCAAGGACTTGGGTTTGCTGACGAGCGGCACTTATGGCCGGCTTGGTTCCATCTCATCAAAGAGTGCCGCCCTGCAGTCCTTTTTGGAGAGCAGGTTGCAAGCAAGGACGCAGAGCCTTGGCTCGACCTTGTACAAGATGATTTGGAAGCCTTGGATTACGCCGTCGGGGCGGTCCCGCTTCCGGCTGCGGGCATCGGTGCTCCGCACATCCGAGACAGGCTCTACTGGCTGGCCGACGCCAGCCGCGAGGGACTGGCGCAGCGAAAGCGCAACGGACGAATTCAACGAGAAGCGCTGGGAACATCCGCGGGGCAAGCCGCTCTCGGCAGTTGTACTGTTGGCGGACTGGAATACGCCGGCAGCATCAGACGGCAACGGCGGGAAGCGCCCGCACCCGGATACGACAATGACGGGGCAACACCCAAGCGGCCGCAAAGTGAACATGGGCCTAGCCTCGCAGGTACACATCGGATTTCTGAAAACGGAACCGGCCCGACTAACGGCTTTTGGCGAGATGCTGACTGGCTCGCATGCACAGATGGAAAGTGGCGGCCAGTTGAACCCGGCACATTCCCGCTGGCTCATGGGGTTGCCAGTCGAGTGGGACGCCTGCGCGCCTACGGCAACGCCATCGTCGCCCAAGCGGCGAAAGAAGTAATTGCTGCCTATATGGAAAACGCATAAGGACAATGACATGACCACCACACAGAAAGCAGTCGAGTTGAGCGAAGAGCAGATATTCGACCTCGTCGCCAAGCATGAAAGCCCCGAGGGTCTATGGAATGGCCCGAAGTTCACGCATGACGGAATTCTGAACTTCGCCCGCGCCCTTCTGCAAGCCGGACAAGCGAAGGAGCAGGTAGTGCCGCCCATCCCTGATGATTGGCGCAAGTTTGTTGAAGACTGCGCCGGGACAGCTGGCGGCATGGTGAGCGGGAACAATCTCTCTCGTTTGGCATTTCGCCTGCTATCCGCCTCCCCTGCTCCAGCCGATCATGTTCGTGACGCCACGGAAATGATCAAGGCAGACCATATGGAGGACAAGCTCGCAATGGTCAAGACAGCAGAGGGAGCGGAGCCGATAGCGTGGATGAATCAGTCCGGCTCAAACATCATCATGAAAGAAACGAAGGAGCGCCTGCTTGAGAAAAAAGGGCTTGGCGGTGAATTTTCGGTCGCTGCTCGAACTGCCGAACGTTATACCGTCCCGCTCTATACCGCCCAGCCAGCAGAATCGAAGCCAGCAGTACCGGAGGGGTGCAAGCTGGTGCCGGTGGAGCCGACAGATGCAATGCTTGACGCCGCTGGAGAAGTTGAAACGTACCGAGACGACTTCGGTCACCCGTTCTACCTGTCCTACGGCGAGGCCAAAGATGCGTGGTTGAAGATGATCGCCGCCGCCCCCGCTCAGGAAGGAGGCAAGCCAGAATTGAAGCGCAATTGGCTGCGAGACGATTCCATAGGCGTCGAGGAATATCCGGGCCACATACCGACTGCGAAAAAGGACGGTGAATGATGAGCAATTTATACGGCCTCGTGGCTCTCGCGCAGGAAGAGCTGATTACCAAGCATTGCTTTGGCGACTGCGGAAAAATCTCTATCGGCGGCGCTGTCATGACGAATGAAGCTGGACCTCTGTGGATCTGCTGCGAGGAAGTTTGCCCGCACCTGAAGAAGCAATCGGACGAGCCTATCGGAATGTCTCAGATGACAGGCGAACCGATCTTCCTTCGTTCAATTCAGGAAGGAGCCAAGCCATGAAAGAACAAACCGCTATGCCGGAACTCCCGAGCCAGCACGAAGAACTCCGCGCACGTTGGAAATGCGAGAGCTGCGATGGCAAAGGCCACTCGGACGAGATGCGCGATATGGGGCACTTCCAGCCGCCGGAGCCTTGGCCGTGCCCTGATTGTGAGGGTGCTGGCTATAACCCTTGCGGGGCATACACCGCCGACCAGATGCGCGACTATGCGCGTGCATATGCCGAGGCACTCAGCAAGCAGGCAGAGCCGGTGGCTTACGGAGACAGGCTTGGGACGCATTTAGCATGCGTCTACCCCATCCCGGAAAATGGTGCGCCGCCTTGGATGCAGAAAATGACGCCACTCTACACCGAACCACCAGCACTGCAGACAGAGCCGACAGACTGCCAAGCAAAGCCCGGAGAGTGGTCCGCCTGCCAGTTAAGGACTATCAAGGCATATGAGGCAATTAATCCTCCAGCGCAAGTCCGACAGGCAGAGCCGGATAGTCCTGCTGCTGGTAACGCAGGCAGTCGCACGCTGATGGATGCCTGGGATGCTGGGGCCAACGAAGGCGGTATGCCGCAAAAAGGCGTCTGCATTAGCCCACTGGCGACGCGACCGGTTCTGTACACCGACACAATCAATGGCGGACAGCAGGCGATGCGCGATGACCTGTGGGCTGTGACCACGGCGGAGTTGAACGCGCTGCATATTGCTGCCACTGCCGAATCTCAAACGCCACCAGCGCAAGCACAGAAGCCGACGCCAGCGCCGGCAGAGCAGGCCATAGTTAATGCGACCAAAACCAATTTCGCTCTAGCGGGACAGGTGAATGATTTGGCTATGCTCACGCGCCGGTTGGTTCATGCTCTAAACCATGCCAGTCCAGACAACGCGATTGCAAAGAAGGCGGCTGATTACTTGGTGCGAAACGGTTTGCAAGGCAGTCCGCTGCGAGTGGAGGATGCTTTGCGCGATGACGATGCCACCCAGCCAGCACAGCAGCCTATTGGTATGGATGCGCAAGCGCCGGGGGAGCTGGACAAGGTGGATGCGGAGCGTTATCGTCAGCTCAGAGAACTTGCTCAAGTAAGAATCGGCTTAGGGGGCGAATGGCAATTTGCCGTATATGTTCCAGCAGAGAAGTTCAAGCATAAGCAATTCTCCAAGGAGCAGTTTGACGACGCTATCGACGCCGCCCGCGCAAAGGAGAAAGCGAATGGATAACCCTAATGATCTGCTCGCGGCCTTAGTGAAAGCACTAGACGGCGCATTTATCAGTACATGGCAATCTACGGCTGCATGGCAAAAGGAATTGGATGCGGCAAGGGCTTATGTTGAAAAACTGGAGTCTACCCATGACCACTAACCAAGACGCGCTTCGCATGGCGCTGGACGCATTGCAATATGCCGCCGCACCATTCTTCAGCAAGCCGCAGCGAATCAATCGAGACGGCGAAATATCGCACATCCAGCCGACCACTCAAGAATGGTGGGAAGGTCTGCGCGAGCAGATCGAGACGGCACATGCCGCGATTGAAGCCGCCATCCCCGCTAAATCGGAAGATGAGGTGCGGGAGGAATGCGCAAAAGTATGCGACGGCCTCGTGTGGGCGCTTGATCATGCGGGTAACAAGTACCGCCGCCCAGCAGACGCCGAAAGATGCGCCGCTGCCATCCGCGCCCTCCCCGCCAAGTCTGCAGAGGAAGTGCGTAGAGAGACGCTGGAACAGGTTGCCGCGCACTTCGAGAAGACGCATCGCGAGCTTTGGACGCCTGCTATTGCCGAGGAAATTCGCGCTCTATCGCAAGCGCAGCCAACCGACAAGGAGCAAGGATCATGAAAGAGCAGATTCAGGCAGTGGCAAATCGTTTGGGCCAGTCAGCGGCAGATGAGTACGCCGCCCGCACGCTGCAGGTGTATCGCAAGTGCGCGAAGGACCGAAAGCATTTCGCCCACATCATGCCGTTCAGGCCGCATTTCGTGCGCAGCCTTCTATACCTGCGCAAGTACTTTCGTGGATGGAGCGATCAATGACTGATCTGACCACGCGCCTTGCAGCACTAGCACTCATAACGATTGCCGCTATTGCGGGACTATTTTGCAGAGATGAGGGTGACGATGAGTGACAAAGAACTGTTGGAACTGGCAGCAAAGGCGGCTGGAATCAAATATCACGCATATGTCGATAATCCAATGTTCGGGACTGGCATCAATATCGGCGATGTGGACGTGCCACTTTGGAATCCGCTGAAGGACGACGGCGATGCGCTTCGGCTGGCGGCGAAGCTGAGCATTGATCCGATGTTCAATCTCAATATGGGTGACGGTAGGCCATGCGTGTCGGTGATTTTCCCCCTCTCTGGCGACTACACCTCACTAAGCGAGATCGATCACGGTGACACCTGCGCTGCAACTCGCCGCGCCATCGTCCGAGCAGCAGCCGAAATCGGAAGGAGCATGCCATGAGTGACACCGAACAATTGCGAGCCGAGTTCAAAGAGTGGTTCAACCGAGAGTATCCAATGGTTGATTGCAATCGCCCAAAGTATCAGAACTCTACTGTGCCAGAACTAATGCAAGCAGCCTACCAAGCAGGCCGAGCCGCCGCAGGGAAAGACGCCCAGCACTGGCGTGAGCTGTGCGCAGCAGTTGATCGGTCAATCGCCAGCAATGAGCATGTGCCTCTGTGGGGTCATGAGCTATACGCATACCCGCAATATCAATGCGACGGGCATAGCACGATCAAGGTCAAGTTCCATTACCGAACCGAGCCTGGAAAAGCTGGTGATCTGAACGCTGCGCTGGACAAGATTGGAGGTGATAAGTGAGCGACTTGATTGAACGTCTGCGCGGCCTTGCGCTTACCACATGTGATGTGGCAGCAGACCGCATCGAGGAACTGGAAAAGCGCGTCGAGCAGCTCCAAGGCATGAAATTCAGCGACCGCAATTACACGGCGATGAAATCAAGAGTCGAGGAACTCGAACGCAAGCTGCTAGAGGCGAACCAGCGTGAGGCAAAAGATTACGCCGAGCTGCTTGGGATGTACGAAGAGGTGAAGGCGCTGAATTTGCGATTGCTGGCGAAGAATGCGGATCTGTTGCAGGCGCTGAAGGAGGTCAAGCACTGGTTCGAGTCCGAGAGGAAGTCAATCAGCAAAGGAAACGGTAGCCAGTGGTCAATGTGGCAGTGCGAGGAACAGATTGAAGTCATCGACGCCGCAATAAAGGGGGCCGACAAGTGAAAACCTGCTACACAGAATGCGTAATGGTGCAGCAAGACGCAAGCCCGATCTATGGAGAGGCTAGGATCATCATCCGAGTCGATGACCAGGCGGGCGGGCCGTATCTTGTAATTCGCGGCGATAACAACGAGCCGCAAGATGGCGAGACTTTGCATGACTTTTTCCTCCATTCCGAGGAAGAAATCGACCAGTTCGCAGCAGTCTGCAAAAGCATGCTGAGGCAGGCCGAGGCCGCCGACGATCCTGAGCCAACGGCAACGATAATGGGAGCAGCAACATGACGATCAACCTAATCGCAGCAGTCGGCAAGCGCGGCCAGCTTGGCCTGGACGGAAAGCTGCCCTGGCACGAACCCGAGGACTTGCAGTGGTTCAAAAAGATGACCATGGGCGGCGCTGTCGTGGTCGGCTACAGGACGGCGCAGACGCTACCCAAGCTGCCCGGTCGGCATGTGATCGTCATGGAGCGTGACATGACGCCCGAGCAGGTGATTGCCGAAGTCAGCGGCTACGAACTGTGGATCGCTGGCGGGGCAAAGACATACGAGCAGTGGATGCCGTTCATACAGCGCTTCTACATCGCCAGCATCGAGTATGACGGGCCGGCTGATACGTGGATGCCACCGTTACCGTTTGTGAAGCAAGCCGCATAGGCACAAGGTAGGAAGGAGACTAGAGATGGCAGCAGTGTTTCTTGACAAGGATGATATTGTTGCGCTGACCAATAGGAAAGCCAAAGGCAAGCAGATTGATATTCTGCGACGCATGGGAATCCCGTTCTTCGTTAATTCAACCGGGCACCCTGTCGTCACACGCTCTGCGGTCGAAGGAAAGCCGGAGGCGGAGCAACCGGTTAAACGCGCATGGGTGCCAAAAGTTTTACAGAAGAAATAATATGGGAAGGAAACCAACAAAAAACTTGAACCTTCCCGCAGGGATGCGAGCGCGGCCCCGCGGGAAAAAGGTTCACTACTACCTGGACACTGGGGCAAAGCCGCGGAAAGAAATACCGCTTGGCAGTGATTACGTGATTGCTGTGCAGAAATGGGCGGAATTAACCGTTGCTACAAATCCGCGGCGCGACCTGATCACGTTTCGATATGCCGCGGAGTGCTACCAGCGCGATGAGCTGCCAAAGAAAGCCCCGCGCACTCAGAAGGACAATCTCAAGGAACTTGAGAAGCTTTATGAATTCTTTGACAACCCGCCGATTGCTTTAGATGACATTGAGCCGGTTAATGTCCGGCAATACCTGCACTGGCGCGGGCAAACGGCAAAAGTGCGAGCAAATCGGGAAAAGGCTCTGTTCAGCCACATTTTCAACTATGCAAGGGGTGCCGGACTTACTGCTGCTCCTAATCCTGCCGCGGGAATCAAAGGGCACGAGGAAGAAGGACGGAACACCTATATCGACGATGCGACTTATAAGGCAGTATGGGACGCCGCAGAGGAACCGCTACGTGACGCAATGGATCTCGCCTATCTGACCGGTCAGCGCCCTGCCGATGTGCTGAAGCTGAGCCGCGGCGACATCAAGGACGGTGCGCTATGCATTGAACAGAACAAGACCAAGAAGCGAATCAGAATCGCTATTGAGGGCGAGTTAGCCGCGGTTATCGAGCGGATCAGCAGTCGAAAAGTGGCAAGCATTCGGCTGGTGACCACAGCAAGCGGTGATGCTATGACCGCTGTCACACTCCGCGGGGCATTTGACCGCGCTAGGGAGAAGGCGGCGAAGGAAAACCCAGCACTGGCGGAAAGCATCAAAGGATTCCAGTTCCGAGATTTGCGCGCCAAGGCGGGCACGGAAAAAGAAGAGAAATATGGTATTGCAGCGGCTCAAGATCAGCTTGGGCACACCACTCCGAATATGACGGCGCACTATGTTAGGCATCGCCGCGGCAAGCTAGTAAAGCCTACAAAATGAGGGCTAAAACATGGTCGAAATTTGTTCCGCAAAAAAATTGAGAGCCGCGCCAATACTGGGTTTTCTGGCGGCATTAGTTATATAATTGCGGAATAGAAAATGCAGATAAACGTTTGATTGATTGTGATTTCTATGCGGACTTAAAATCCGCCGCTTACCTGAAAAGGGGCGTACCGGTTCGATTCCGGTCTCGGGCACCAGCAAGGATTTAAGCCAAAGTACTTGCTAACTTCCTTGGCTGTCTCTGTTCCGCAAAAAAACCACTGTTCCGCAAAATAGGAATAGCTGGTTTGCAGAAACACAACATCATTGCGTTTATCTCCCGTTGCAATAAAGCAAATAAAACGGAGGTAAGGCGGTGGTACACCCTACAAAAGTTCTATTCCTCGACATTGACGGAGTCTTGAATAGCGCCCGGTCATTCTATGCGTTCGACGGCTACCCGCATTGCTTCGACGCCAAGAGCATGGCGATGTTCGACCACGTCGCGCTCGGCCTGATCCGTCGGCTGTGCGAAGAAACGGGTGTATCCATCTGCCTGTCTTCAGACTGGCGGATTGTCCATTCCGTACACGATTGCGCCAATGGCCTAGACCTGCCGATATTCGACCGCACACCGGACCTCAACGGCCCGCGAGGCATGGAAATCAATGCTTGGCTGGCTAACCACCCGGAAGTGACAACTTATGCAATCGTCGATGACAACGACGGTATGTTGCCGGATCAGCTCCCGTTCTTCGTGAAGACTGACCATGGGAATGGTCTGAGCATGGGGGATTACAGCCACTTGAAGTGGATTCTTGGTGAAGCCCTACCCACCCTGTAACCGCATAGGAGCCGAGATGAAAAGGGTAACAGTTCAATTTGATGTTGAGGTGCCAGATGATGCGACAGATGTCGAAATTGAAGAATGGGTTTCGTTTGAGATCGGCGCAACATGTACCCTCAGCGGGGAAAATTCATTGAGCGATCAAGACTTGAATGCCGTTCGCGGTTCCGTCTGGGTTCTCTAACCGCCACGGAGGATTGAATGACCACAGAACAGAATTCGATGCGCGACAAGATCCGCGAAATCTTCCTTGCACACGGCTTCGAGATTAAGCCGGGGCATGACGATCTGAAGCCCTATGTCTACGAGGCCGCAGAGGCACTTATCGCCGCTATTGCCGCCACCAAGCAGGAGCCGGTAGCGTGGTACATCGACTGGCCTGACGAGCCGGAACTTGGGCACTATTTTGCCGAAGAGCCGAGCGAAATGGGACGGAACAGGCCGCTTGTCTTTGGCGATGCCGCGCCCCAACCCGCGCAGCCAGCGCCAACACTTTGCGAGTCAAAAGCAGCGGAAAGTGAAGGACAAGCTGTTTTGTCCTCAACTGATGAGAGAAAAGCGCAGCCGACGCCAGTACCGGCAGAGCGCAAATTAACTGCGCACCAAGTCGCAGAAATCGCCGATGGACTGCCGCTAAGCAGGCTATGGGTCGATAAATCCGAACTGAGCATGCCTATTATTGATGGCGGGAACTACTGGGTAACAGATGACATAACAGCAATTGTGAATGCTGCCCTCAGCAATGTCGCCGCCCAGCCAGCACAGCAGCCTGAAGAGAAAACATACGCCTTCGGCCAGACGGCATTCGAGCGCATGAGAATGACGCTTGAGCTGATCGCATTGAAAGACACCGCATGCGCGCCGGAAACAGAGGCGGCTGGGGTGCTGCGGGAAATTGGGTTCTGGAAGAAAGAGCAGCAGCCTGAACAGGAGGGATGATGGATAAATACCTTGCATTAGAAAAACAGCTTGCCGAGTTGCTTGGATGGAAATTAAAACTCGTTGGCGACGTGCCAACAGGCTGGCTAGATCCGGCTGGAAACTATCATCCAGTGATACCCAACTGGTGCCGATACTGGAGCGCATGCGGCCCTCTCATGGTCGAGCATGACATCGAAATCCAATACGCATCTAATAGCAACGACATGTACGCCACGCATGATGTTAAAGCAGTACGAAATATCGGCGCAATGGGAGGCATTTATCTGGCGTTTCATGCCAAGTACGCCGACCACCCCGACAAGGACACCGCCGTCAGGTTTGCAGTCGTTCAGGCTGTGATAGATAAGCTCACCGCCACCCGCGATACTGGGAAGGATGAATGATGATCGACGTTGATTTCAGGTTTGTAGAGCGCGACGCGCTGGATTATTGCCGAGAGCCACCTGCGTACGCTGAGAAGATTCTGCAGTGGCGGAAGAAGATGCCAATACCATCAGAGGAAACCAAGGATTTGCCAGTGCCATACATCATTGGCTATGAATGGACAGAATGGCAGGACGTACGAACGGAGGATGAATGATGAACATCGACATCGACGAACTGAAAGAGCGGCTGTGTGAGCATGATGATGATCGGCTTTATCTTGAAGCAGACGTACTAATGTCAGAAGCCGCAGACGCCCTATCCCAGCTCCAAGCCGAAAACGCCGAACTGCGGCGCGAGCTGGAAGAGGCGCGAAGACTGCTTGCGCACGCCGTTAAAGAGGCGGACGCGTGGCACGACGAATGTCACGGCGAGCCGATCACGGATGATCCAATGATGGAGGCCGCAAGGCAAATGGTCGCCCGTCAGCAGCAAGGCGATAACGCCAAAGGGTAAAAGATTCCATTCAGAATGATTTAGAGCGTACAATCCGCCAATAAAGATTGATGCTCCAACAACAAAGGGAGAAGAATAAATGGCAAAGAGCTATCTGCTCGTCCACGAGGTCAGCTATCGGTATATCACTGCTCTCGTGGATTACATTTCCGCGCAGCTACAGAAACACTCACCGCTGGCGACGGAAATTCACCTGTGCAAATCTGTCGAAGATGTATCGCTGGAGCCGAATTCCATTGTCTATATCATCGGCGATCCGTTCAAAAAGTTCGCCAAGGTGAAGAGTTGCAAGTACGTGTTCCTGAATTTTTCGGTGCTGTATGTGCTGGGCAACCCGCTGAAGTGCAGCTTTGCCGCATACAAACTGATCAGGAAAAAGCGGAAGATTTTCGAGGATAAGGTGGCATGCTACGACTATGTTCTAGATTTTTGGGCGGAGCAGACGGAAGTCATGCAGGCGAAAGTATCGGTGCCGGTCAAGACTTTCCCCGTGTCGATCAATCTAAGGGGGGAACTCAGCGAAACAAGCACCAGGAAGTACGATGTGTGCTTTGTGGGAGGTGTGACGCCTCGCCGAGCAAAGGTTATCAAGAAGCTGCAGGAATTGGGGATCAGCGTTTCGCCAACGGAGGGCGTTGTATTCGAGGACATGGCCACTCAGTCCAAGATCGTGCTGAATCTTCGCGCGCGTCGCAGCAACCATCTTGAGTTACCCCGAATCGTCGGCGCTTTTGCTACCAAAGCCGCACTGGTTACCGAACACGATCCGGCCCTAGAAGGCTTTTGCCCGACTGAAATTTATGTGTCAGCGAAGTATGGCGACCTTGTGGACCAGATTCTGTCGCTACTGCAAGACTCTGACCGACTGAATGATGTCGCCAATAAAGCATACTCATGGATGGCGAACAATCATGCTGTTCTGTCCGATATGGAATGGCAAAACCGTATTCTGGAAATACACGCCAAGTTTCATGAACCTACGTTTCGAAATTCCTAGCGCTTCTTGTACTTCAGCGCGCAGGCTTGCCAGTTGTCCCAAATGCAGGCCTGCGCGGCTGACAGCGTGATCTTACCGGCACAGACCATGTGCGAAAGTTTCACTTCGAGCTTATCCTTGACCTTCGCGCCATCAGTGCCTTCCCATGGCTGCAGCATCAGATTGTGGATGTTGCGAGGATGGCCGCCGAGTGTCAAAGGCTCCTTGTGATCCAACTCGAAGTCATGAATGCGTGACAGGTCGATCCCCTGCTCACGCATCAGCTTCTTTTTGATGCCATTGGTGTATGAGGTCGAGGGCCGAACGGTCTTTGTGTATCCAGGCTGGCAGATTGTCGTCTTGATTGTGTCCTGGTGCACATCGGGATTCAGGACTTCGGACGGAACAGCAAATGCGAGCGCCGGGGCGAGGGAGAGGATTGCGAGCAATGTTTTCATGTCGCAATTTTATCGCTTTTCAGCAATAGTGCGCGCTCGGTTTCCCGCCTCAAAACCAAGCCGGGCAGCTTGCGGCCTCCGCCCATGACCCATTTGCGCAGTTCGTTTGCTGCGCCGTTTGTATCGCCAGAGTTTAGCTTGCGGCGCAGTGTGGATGCTCTCAAGCGGCCAAGCCCAAGATTGAAGGAGAAATCTGCGATTGCTGCGAGTGCGTGCGGCTTGTCGGCAAGCGTCGGGCATAGTGTCAGCGCGCCGCTAATAAAACGTTCGGCATCCATGCGCATGACGACAATGCATCTGTCACGGCTCCACTCATCGCCCAGCCTGATCTCTGGCCCAGTATGGCCGACGCCAATGGTGATTTTTCCAGCCGGGCAGATATAGGCTTTCGTCCTCAGTCCCTCGAACCTGAGCAGCAGCGGCTCCAAGATGCGCATTGCGGCATCAACGGAGGTCTTCATTTCCGCAAGCTGTTGTGGATACGCTCACCGACAAACACGCCGAGGAATGCAGCAATTAGCGTCTCGTCGAATTCGCGCAGAATGAAGCCAGCCGCGACCATGGTAGCGATCCAGATTGCCAGCGAGACCGTAGCACCTGCGGGACGAATGCTCTGATTCCATGCGTCCACCCACTGGATGCCGGTTTTGACGCCCGTTGATTTCACCGCTTCGACAAAGGCGCTTGCTTCGGCCTGCGAGATCGCGGCGTCGGCCACAACCTGCACTTGCTGCACCTGGAGCTGTGCCTGCAACTGGATACGTTCCATGTCGCGACTGTGACGCTGTGCCTCAAGTTCGGACTGCAGGCGCTGCAGCTCCATTTCCTGCTCGTGATCCTGGCGCTTGTTCAGGAAGTCCATCACAGCCCCGAAGATTAGCCGAAATGCCGAGCCGCCCAAGAACGAGAATAATGCTGTGAACATGACTACCACTCCTTTCAATTAAACATTCCAATTTGCAATTCATGGAACAAATTTGCCTCAGCAACGCCAACGGTCGTCACGTCAGCCGTGACCGTATGCAGAGCACCCTGCGCAACTGATATGTCGTTCGCCTGGAGCATGACCGCGTAATACTCGGCCACGGCCACCTTGTTGCTGAACAGAGATTGCGATATAAGCGCCGCTTGATCCTGGCCGGTGTAGCCAATGACAGCGTTGATAATGTCCACGATGGTCGTTCCTGCATTCGTGGCTTGCAGTTCAGCGGACCAATACTGAAGCCCGGTCTGATCGGCATGGCGGCCCAGCACGTTGACGTAAAAGCTGTCGATGGTCTGCGATGCCGGCGCGCCTGCCGGGTAGTAGTCCCGCGCAGCGTCAACGGAGAACATCGACTGCGCGACGGCCTGCAGAGAGCGCGTGGCTACCTCATGCGCCCAGTAGCCAAGCCCGGTGAGGTCCGGTGCACGTCCGAACAGGGAGATATACAACTCAGAAACTGCATTCCGCTCCGGCGTGTAGCGGAAATTGACCGATCCGTAGCCATCGATCACGGTCGCAGACTTGAAGTCGAAAACGTCCGTGTAGCTCAGGAAGTAGAAGCCGTGATTTGCATAATCCGGCCCCCAAGATCCCTGCATGATGAAGCCGCCACCATTCAATGTGTCGCTGTAGCCAACGGCAATTGATTGGTGACCTCCAATCACGTCCATGTAATTCGGGACCTTGTTGATAGTCTGCTGACCCTCGAAAGGTCCGCTGATGTGCCTCAACCACTCGCGAGCGGTGAATGCAATCTCGACCGGCAGACCTTCGGCAATGGCGTACTTGATCTGCTTGATCGTGCCAAGCCAGTTATCCAGATCGATAGGGATGTCCTGCCACGTCAGCGATACGCCATTCGCCCCGACCTTGAGGGCGTCAACCGGCACAACCCCATCCTGGCCAACGCGGTTTTCGTATGCGAGGGTTGCGCCGTACCATGGAACAGGATCGACCGACACAGGCATATGCGCCCTGCCCATCTGCAGCTCAATCGCCGACGAATCGCTATAGGTGACGCATGCACCAATGCTTCCTTGATCCTTGATCGGCGTGGAGAACTGGCTCATGTCATAGGACGGAGGCAGCCGGACAAACGGCGCAGATATGAATGAGGTCGTCATGCTGACCCCCATATCATTTCCCAGATCAACGTCCAGAAATCAAACGAGATGTCCAGATCAGTCATTTCTGCTGCCTCGCTTCCCGCTCTGCCTTCAGGACATCGGCCACGATTGCCATTGCCTGATTACCCTTACCCATGGCGGCCATCATTCCGAGACTGCGTTCAATCCGGGTAATCGTGTCCCAGCCGACCATCTGGCTCTCAATAACCGTGACCCTAGACTGGAGCGCTGAAATCTGGCTTTGCTGCACCGTTATCGTGTTCAGCAATTGCGTTTGCCCTTCGTTGACCTTCCATAAAAGCCCGGCGACTCCAACGATCAGCAGCTTTGCTAACCAATCCGCGAATTGAACCAAATACTTCCTCACTTCGTTTTTCATGCTGCCTCCGGGTGAATCGCCATCAGCATGTTTCCGCTGACGTGACCGGTGTCTTTGAATATGATTCGCCCGGCTTTGTGAATGGTTGCTGCTCCCAGTTCGAAGCAGTCCCATCTGTCGTCTTCCTGCCAGTCGCGATTCGGCGATAGCGCGAGACCGAATGCACCCTTCCAGTCGTATCCCTTGCCGACCTGTTGCCGCACCCATTCAAGCCCAGCCTCGGCATTCGGCACTTGATATGTGATGCGCCCGACCTCAGTGCACCCTTTCATCGCCTCTGCAAGCGGCACCCGGCGCACGCCATACATCATGTTCGCCTCGACGATGTAGTCGCCATCAGCAACCATGCAGTGAGAGGCAAGCGCCATGTAACAACGACTTCGCGGTAGCGCCCACCGGATCAACAATGAGGCTGGGTTAAATGGGCGTTTTGTGAAAATGATCGTGATCGTGTCCACTGCTGCAGCTCCTTAAAATAAAAAACCCGCTCGATGGCGGGTTGTGATGAACTTTTTGTTTTTGTGTCAATCCACGTTCGGCAGGAATTCCGTGCTTGGATCAGACTTCGGTAAAGAAAAACCGCCTCAAAGGCGGTTTGTTGTTATTGGAGCTTCGGCATCAAGGCTCCGGTTTGCTGTTGTGTATAATCGCCAAATTGCCTATCGGAAAAATAAACAAAACAGGGGGATGCCAATGAAGGACTCTGCCGCCTTTATCACATCGCTATTTATGTGCGCCTTTTCCCTCTGCGGATGCGCCGCGCAGCAGCAGAAAGCTTTCTACGAAAAGCGCGAAACATTAACCAACATGCAAATATGCTATTTGATGTATGGCGAAGCAGCGAAGGCAAATCCCTCGTTTTCTTATGACGTAAGGCGAGAGGGTGCGCGCCGTGGAATCAGCCCTGCTGACTGCGGTGCGGCGATACAAGCAAAAGCAATCAACACTATGACTACAGGCGCTTCTGCAATCTCAGCGAGCCACCAAATAGAAGCAGCTAGAAAGCAGCAAACTGCGCAACCTTCTCCGACGCAGCCAGCATCAAGAGCGCCGGATCAGGGATATACGACACGCGATGCATACGGCAATCTCGTGAACAGCAAAAGCAGCTACACAACCAGGGACGCGAACGGGACTCTGGTTAATAGCGGCGACAGCTATTCCACCCGTGACAACTTGGGCAATATCGTGAATAGCCGTCAGCCTCACCAAACACTTGATTCAAACGGCGTAATAGTCACCGACAAATAAGGGCGATTATCTGTTGCGCCCTGCATTGATAATGCCGACCTCGGCGGGTGCTACGTAAGGAGCCAGGGCGGGAACCTGTGCAGATGACACGATCCCGCTTTCTTCAACGGCCTGAACGGCATCACGCAGTATCGATGCTGCAGTGCTGTTTTTGAGCTTTTCCACTGCCGACATCGTTGGCGCTGATGTGTTGGACAAGTCAACGATCCCGCTGTTGAAGTGTTTTAGCGCAGAATTCCCGGCCATCGTGGACGCAAGTTTTTCGCCTGCCGCACTTCCGATAGCAGCTCCGGCTGTGGCCCCCATCGGGCCGCCAAATGATCCAGCAAGGCCACCCAACCCGGCCATTCCCTTCCCAATGAAGTTCGGCAATAAACCGCGCTTCATTGCAATCTGTGTTTGCGCCGCAGCACCAGGATAGCTAGCATCGACTGCAAGGATGTGACCGGCATCGTTCAGATCGAGGATCTGCGAAAGCTCCTGATCCGAAAAAAGCATCCTGAACTTCGATGTGTTGCTCTTGATGTACTGTGTAACCCCGTTGGAGTTCCACTGGCCTTTGTATTGCGAGCCAATATCTAGCAGCTTGTTGAGCATATGCGCCTTGATTTCATTCACTGCCTCGCGTGCTTGATTAACAAGTTGCTCAGGTGTTTGATAAGCTGGATCAACAATCTTCTTCAGGACATCAAGCACATGCCCGAATTGGGCTGTGGGAAGCCTCGTGATCGTGTCAGGGATCTTCTCGAATGGCGTGGTCCGATTGATTGGCGTTTTCGGATCATACTCGAACAGCTTTGAAATGCCGCTTGGATCGTCGAGTGTTGCCTTTTTGCTTGAATACATCTGCCGTGCTTGGGCGTAAATATCTTCGCCAGCACTGGAGAAAACATCGTTGTCGATCACATCCTTGATTTTGCCGATCAATCCCGATGTGCTCGGACTCCATTGGCCGTTGAGATATTGCTTGATTCCCTCGGCCTGTTGCGGCGTGACTGCGCTCAGCGAGCCATCTTTGTCCATGATCCCCTGTTCGCGCATGTAAGCCTTCAGGCCGCGCCGAAGCGCCCCATTCTCAGACTTTCCTGCAAATGCGGACTGGGTGCCCAAGAGGTCGTGGAGGCCATTCAACTCGGTGGACGGCATGCCACCTGAACGTTCATCAGCTTGCTTGTACAAGTTATCAATGGCTTGGTCGAAATACTTCCGCAGGCCGTCAAACGGAGTCGCAACCACTTGGCCGCGAGCGTTTTGCGCTGCCTCATCCATGCCAAGCGATCCGCCTGTTTGATTCACGATCCGCTGCGCGTAGTTCTGCAGAGTCTTACGTTCCGTGTCGAACATCTCCTTTGCGGCGACACCGGCAGGATGTTCGAGGAATTTAGACATCTGCGCCTGGATAGCGCCCTCCAGAGAATTCCCCGAAATCGCGCTCTGCCGCGCCTGATTCATACCGATTCGTTGCAGAACATTTGCGCGCTCTGCCTTTTCCCCATCGGATAAAACATCGCCTGCCCGCTTCGCCATGATTGAGAGCGGCCTGTCGAGAATCGGGTTCGGCTCTTTGGGAGCAGCTTCCACAATACTCTCTACTGGCGCAACTTCTTCGACTTTGGCAGCCACAGCTTTTGGGCTTGTCTTTTCCAGTGCTGGCGCAGCTTGCAAGTCGGCCTGCGCGACCTGGTTTGCCTCATCGGTGGCTAGTTTTTCGCCACTCAGGTATTTGTCGAGCGGCGACTTTTCGATTGCGGGCGCTGCATTGTTCTCTCTGAGGAATAAGTCAAACCGCTCCGGCGAAATATCACGGTCCGCTTTCCCGGAAAGCATGTACTCTTCAAGCGGCGATAGCTTGGCTGCAGATGCTTGCGGGATTTCACCCTTGAACAGTGGCCCATTCTGTTCTGCAATATATGCGTCCAGTGGCGACAACTCAGGCCGAGCAGCAGATGCTGCAGGAATCTCTATCGCCCCTGGCTCAACTTGCCGCTCAAGATATTGATCCAATGGCGATTTCAACGCCGCATTCTCAGAAGCGGCGGGAAGTTGCAAATTCTCGTCAGGGATTAGCGTTCCATAGCGAGAATTCGCGGCAACATTCTCCATGTGCAAATCCAGCGGAGATTTGTCCGCTAGAGCAGCTTCGGCGCTAACCTCCGGCAGCGTTGGGACGGGCAAAGGCTCAGTCTTTGGCACCGGCTTCTTCGGGTTGCGGACGAATGCAGGCACGTCGTAGTTTATTGCTGGAGCTGCGGCCTGTTCGGCAACGGCAGAAACAGGGATTGGAGCCTTGCGCGCAGCAATTGCCGATCTTGCAGACGCAGCGGCAGGAGCGGCAGCCTCTGCCAAGCGTGCAAGCTCCATTTGAGGAACGCCGACAATCCCGCTTTCGTCGATTGCGCGAGCAATGTTTTCCGCGTACTGTTTGCCAGCCGTTGTCTTCGGTTCGTACGTGTACTGATTGGCGACATCGGCAAATCGGTTTTCAGCCTCTTTTACACCTTCCTGTGTGCCGAACTTGCCATTCGTTAGGATGCTGGAAAGGGCCGCAATCCCGCCTGGAATAGCCGCAGGAATTGATGAGAGAACACCCAGTCCAGCCTCGCCCGCGCCAATCGCTTTGTCCAGAAATGACGGCTCCTTCTCTGCGGCCACCGGCTTCTTTTTCACATCGTCATAGCTTGGGATGGAATTGTCCCGCGCAGTTGACGGCTGATTGGCCTGAGAGAAATAGGACAACATCATGCTTTGCGCCTGCTCCGGCGTGGTTCCGTCTGGCACTTCAAAGCGCGCAATACGTCCATCCGGCATTTGAAAACGTGCAATAGGCATGATTATTCGAACCCCAAGAATTTAATACCACCAGTGGCACTAGGTTGCGAGCTAGGCGCTTGACCAGTTGCCCCAGCAGTATCTGAATCACCTGTCTCGATTCCGGCGCGTTTTTTGATTCGCTTGAGCACTTCGGCTGAATGAGGGGAAAGCAGATTGAGGCCGCCTGAAGTAGTTCCCATACCTTTGCCGTATTGATCATTTAAGGCTGAAATCTTCGACTCAAGCAGCTCGCCAAGTTGGCCAATGACTCCATGTAGCTGTTCAGGCGAAGCAGCGGCATCAAGCGTTGATGACCAGCTTTTAATGTCACCCTCTGAGCCACCAGAGCCGCGCCATGCTCTTGTAAGCTCGTCCACCACGGCTTTTTTCGTTGCTTCGAACTTCTTAACTCGTGGGTCGCCAGTGCTTGACGCTAGATAATTCGTAACAGAATTCCAAAGCGGGACACTGCTATTGTTGAGGTCATCCGCTGCCTGACCGAGACTGTCCAAATGTCCGAGCACAGTATTGAGCGCGTTGACGCTGGCCGCCTCTTTGCCGGAGGTGAAAGCCTTTCTAGTGGACGCCCTAGCGTTGAAGTTCACCGCGTCAAATGATGGATCGTATTGGGACACAAGAGAAATCATGTTTTGCCAATAAGGAGACTTCGCGGAGAAGCCAGCGGGGAACTGCATCCGGCCTTCTGCGAGTGCCTTTACCTGATCAGCGGTCTGCCTTGGGAGCGAGGCGAGAAGCTGCTCGCCAGTTAAGCCATTTTCACCATTTTGACCAACACCATCGCCCTGCCCTTTCGCCCGGAATGGGTTGTTCGGATTTGTCCCGTACGGGTCAATTTCCAGCCACTTTGCCTCAAGAGTCTTTTGCGCCATACGCTCATCGTGTTGCCGCTGGCGCTCTTCCTTCCCTGCTCCGGTAGTTGTGAGCTGGCCGGTGACGGTGTTGAGAACGCCGCCGCCTTCTGGGACTGTCATGTATTTTTCGCCTGCAAGAGCCTTCAGCGCGGCATACGCTTGAGTGTCGCCATTGGCAAGGGCCTTCTGCATTGCCACTTGCAAAGCCTCGGCAGACGTAGGCGTATGAGTCTTACCAGCAACCGCGTCTTGAGCCAATTTCTGTTGAGCGGTAACCTGAGTTTCGATCTGAGCAAGGATTTCTTTCGCCGTCTGCTTCTGATCGTCTGATGCTGACGGATTCGTGAGTATTGCGTTTTGCTGGGCGCGCAAATCAGCAATGTTTCCTTGAAGCCCGACATCTAATCCAGCGGCCTGAGCGCCTGCCTTATCGAGAGTCGCTACAGGCGTGGCCTGATCGGGAACCTGCTGTGAGGTCGCATCTCTCAAAATATCGCCAGCCCGAGCCTGGGGCGCATTCGCCAAGTCATACCTGAACTGCTCTATGCTCTTCGCCTTCTGCTCTTCCAAATCTGCACGCTGTTGCATAAGGCGCTGTTCGTCGGCAACTCTCTGTTGCTGGTCGATGGACTGAGCGCCAGAATTCCCGGCAGCAGAAAGCGCGGAAAGAATGATCCCCATGCCCATGTTATGCCCTCTTTCCTGCAGCTACGGCCTGTTGAATTTGGTCGTTCGTGATATGGAACTTGCCGAGAATCTTTTGCGCAGTCGCTTGCGAGCATTGCGCCACGAGATCCTGAGTAACTTTGATGCCAAGCGCACGTTCTGCCATATCCAAAACTTGGCACATCAGCGAGATTCCAGCGGAAGGTGCAGCGGCGACGAATTGGCTGTCAAACTGTTGCTTATTGCCCTGCATCTTCTGCGCGACTTGGTTGTAGATTGTCGCGATCAGATTAGCCACGCCGTCAGATACCGTGCCGACAAGATCAGAGCTGGACTGAATCTTTTGCAGCACGAGTTTCGGCATGTTTCCGTTGGCGAGCAGCGCGAGGCCAGCATTTTCTATGCTGATAAACTGGCTTTTGATCGCAGGACTGATTTTTCCTTCAACGCCGATCTTTGTTTTCTTCAGAATCGGGTCAGCAATATTCGTATTGCTTTGAGCGGTCTGAGGAGTGTCGTTCTGCAGCGCAGATGCAATGATTCCAGCCATTTTTACATGCTCCTTGCAGAATTGATAATGCCGGTCGGCTTGGATTGGAAATTGATGGTTGGCTGGGCGCTACCGTTAGCCAATTGCTGCTGTTGGAGCGCGAATTTGCTCCGGTCAAGCGCTTGCTTCTGTTCTTCAGTCCAGCCTTGGAACAAACCGCCCACTGCACTCATGCCGCCTCTGACAATGGCCGCCTTAACTGCGTCAGGCTGCTTCTTGTACCAATCTACGATGCCGCTGGAGGATGTGTCCGTAGGCGGAGCAACGGAGCCTGATTGCCCTATTCCGCCAAGTGATGGCGCGCCAGGGTCCATGCTGTTGTCGCCGTACTTCATCGTTGGCGCACTCTGATCGGCGCCACTTGCGGCATTTCCGCCAAATGTCGAATCGCCAGCCGTTGAATTCGACACTGCCGACGCATCGGTTGACACTGGAATCGCGTCCTTGGCTGTGTTTATAACCGTATTCGCCGTGTTTTCAGCAAGAGGCGTCACGTCAGACATCCCTGTTTCAGCCGCCGCACCCATTCCATAGTCACCAGCCTGGCCAAGTGCGCCGCCAGTGCCACCCAAGCCCTCCCCTGCGGCATCCATAGCCAAGCCGCTACTTCCGCTCAATGCGCCAGCAGCCAAAGAAGTAACACCGCCAGCCAAGGACATATATCCGCCGACCTTCATCAAGTCTTTAGAACCCGTGACGGCACCAACAACGGAAAGAGTCATCCCGAGTTCGCCGACAGCGGCGGCAACAGACGCCACTGTTACGACTTCTGCAGTTACAGCAGAAACCACGAATGCCATATCAGTTTCCTTCCAATTCAAGAATTTTGTTATCAGGCAAGCGCGGATCATCAAACCTATTCGTCACCAGCGCCTCTACTTTTTCGATGTCTGTTTCCGATGTCCGCAGAATGGTCGTCCATACTGTGTCTGCATGGGCGTATCCGATTCTCTTTGTTCCTGCCGGAGATGGGATGACATGCGATCCGACATATCGTTGATTCCCTTGCTCAGTGATGATCGTAATGTCGCCATGCACAATGTTGAGCTGTTCTTGCGTGTGGATTGCGCCGGTCAGCATCGTCCCTGCTTTGATTTGAATGGTTCTTGCGCACATCCCATCGCAGAACGCATGAGAGACAGGAATTTCCACTTGCGGCAGGTCTAACATGGCGTTTTCCAGTGTGCCGACCTTATGCCGAAACTGCATTTGGATTTCGTTCATGCTAGCCACCAGTTGATCCTTCATTCATCAGCATATTGAAATTAGGTATGTTATTGGCGGTCGAATCTGGCGTTGCCGGTTGCGCCGGTTGCGTTGTCGGAGTGAATGTACCCGGCATAAAGTATTTGCTCAGATCGATGTTACTAACACCCTGCAGCACTTGCAAACCTTGATTCAAGTTTGCGATAGCGTTCTGCGTTGCGGTATCTTTCGCCGCTTGGTCCATCGTCGTACTCGATGAGATATTACCGATCTGCTGCATGTACGCGGCGAACATATTTGCAGCCGAGCTGTTCGTCTGCAGGAGCTGCTTGTTCTGGTTATCAAGCTGTTCAAGCTGGGTTTTCGTCCCCGAGTCCAATTGAGCAAGTGCCATCTTGGACTGGTTGTCCATGCCTGCAATGGCTTGCTGAGTCTGCGAACTGAGTGTGCCGAGGAACTTTTGCGTTTCTGCGCCAATATTGGCAGTTGTGATATTGGTGTCAGCCGCTAGTTTTTGGCCGGTCAGCGTATTCCGTGCATTGGCATTGAACTGCCCAGCTTGGTTCTTGAATGTCGCGTTCTGCACGGCGAACTGATTCACTTCGTCGGCGTTATAACCTGCTGCCTTCGAGTAGGTCTGAGCATCTTGTTGCGCCAGCGGAATTGCTGCGTTGTATGCGGCCAATTGCCCCGCCGTTTCTGCCATGCTGGAATTCAGCGTGCCGTTGGCGTTCTGCTGTTCCTTGGCGCGTGTCATTGCGGCCTGGATGATCGGGCTGTTTGGATCAGTATATTGATTCACCAATCCGGCGGAAGTCTGATCCGGCGTCACATTCCACTGCGTAGGGTTGCTGAGTTGTGACGCGGTGTAGGTCGATGCAGTGTAATTCTGCTGTTGCGTGCCGCCCTGTTTTGGTTGCGCCATCTGTTGCGGAGGCGGTTCGTTACCGTACAGATTGCTGTAGATATTAGGGTTGACGCCGTTCTTTATCAACTCTTGAGCACTCGAACCGCCGATAGCGCCAGGAGTAACGCCGGATTGCAGATCCTGAGATAACGTCTGTGAATTTGCGTCAGGATTCGTCAGATAATTCTGGTACGTTCCCTTGGCCGCATCCTTGAATGCAGCAGAAACATCATCGGCAGATTTCCCCGATGCGAGCTGCCCAGCCCAATAATTGATGCCTTCCTGATCGCCATCCCGCCCGAAATTCTGCTGATAAAGCTGTTTAGCCTGCGCGGTGTAGTCAGGCTGGTTTTGCGCCATTGCGCCGGAAATGATTCCGTTGTTCGTTGCCATTGTTATCCTTTTCTCAGATCAAAGTGTTGCCGCCTGAATAAAAAGCTGGTCAATCTGTTCTTTGGTCAGTCCGGCTTGCGCGCCTAATGTATTCACGATTGGCCTGTCACGCTCAAATACTTGCGAGTCTTGCCACTCGATTTCCGACATTCTTCGCTCAGTTGGATCTTCAATTGACGCAATCAGAGTTGGGACAAAATCAAGCAAATTTGTGTTGCCCATTGGCGTTAAGAACATTGCCAATCGCGCTTGGCGTCTTGTTACTTGTTTCGGAACTTCAGGCACAAAAACAACTGGTGGTTTCACCACTAATTGGCCATTAATGATGGAATCTCCAATGCCGCCACCAATAGACGCATCGACAAGGTTTTGGAAGACATCAAGCGAATCCACCTCAATCGTGTTGATGATCTCCCCTGAATCATTAAGCTGATGTGCGCGCATTATGCAATCCCCCATACTCGAATCTCTCCGCGAGCGCCATTGCCTCCCACGCCGCCAGTGATACCGCCACCACCGCCACCGCCACCGCCGCCAGGTATAGCGCCATCGCCGCCAGCGTAACCAGTGCCAGCAGCATTTCCGCCACCACCACCTCCGCCGCCGCCAGAGCCAGAAGAAAGCGCTGAACCGGCAGTACCAATTGCGCTATTTCCGCCTGCTGCTCCACCGCCGATACCGCTGCTACCTGTGTACGTGCCGTTGTTTTGTGTAAGATAGCCAACGCCACCGCCAGCCGCTCCTGCGCTAGCCGCATTGCCAGTAGTGACTCCGCCGCCTTGGCCGCCACCTGTCGCGCCGTACATGCTCTTTCCTGCGGGGACTGCTGCGGATGATGAGCCTTGGCCACCAGCGCCACTACCGCCGTATTCAGAGCAGCCAATATTCCAGTAGCTTGTCCCGCTTGCATAGGAGTTAGGTCTTGCGCCGCCGAACCCGAACGATGCACATGCGCTCACACCAGCCGTTCTGAAATTACTTCCGTCATAGAACAAAACGTAAGAAGGATTTCCTGAGTCGTAACCGCTCTGCGGCGCACTTAGCGCACCACCACCGCCACCACCAGTGCTGTTGTTATTTGTGGCACTGCCGCCGCCAAAGGCCGACATATAGCTGCCGAACGAGGTTGTTCCGCCGCCTGCGCCACCAAAAGCATCGGCTGCCTTTCCTGTCCCGCCCGCTCCGATTGTTGCGGTGATGGAAGTGCCAGCCGACGGGGCATTAATAACGCCAAAGTTGTATCCGCCGCCGCCGCCACCGCCGCCGCCGACACGATCAGTTCCGGCTGCCCCACTTGTGCCGCCATTGCCGCCAGCACCGCCGCCCCACATCTTGAGGCCTAATGTGCTATAGCCCGGGGGCATTACGAAATTCATCGTTGATGTAATGGCCCTATAGAATGGCCTGATGACAATGCTATAAAACGCCGTTCCATCGCATTGGATCAATCGCGCCTCTCCCGGGTACATCACGAAGCTTGTAAGCCCGTCGATTGTTTCGGATGCGTTCGGATCAAGCGTGACATCGCCCGAACCGTTATTCCTATACCAGCAATACCAGCCAGAGCCGAGAGTTGCTGCAGCGGTGAAAGTTTGCGTGAATGTCCCGCTTGTTACATCGATCAGCGTGCCGTTATCAGATGCACCAAGAATCGTGTTTGATGTGCGAGCCGATCTGGGAGCGGTGATAGGTGCCCAAGATAGATTTGTCCCGTCAGTCTTCAGGTACTTCCCTGCATTCCCGGTCTGGTCTGCTGCCCAGCTTGCGGAAGTACCATTCGTGGTCAGGATGGATCGCCCTGTTTGAGCAGGCAAAGCCGAACCAAACGCAAGCTGGTCAGTGTAGTTTTTCGTCGTACCAACCAGAACCAGACATGAATATGTTGAGCTGTAGACGGCAAGGAATATGTCATTCGCCTTGATGTCTGAGGTGATAGCCGTGCCGTCGGATCTTTTCAGAGAGACGGTGCCGAGCGTAGAGCCTAGATTTACCGTCGTTGCGCCGCTTGTTGCATTGGCTGCCTTGATCCAGAAGCGCAAGCCGTCAGCCAGAGACGAGATACCGCTAGATGGTGAAATCACCATTGCATTGGCCGTGCCCGTATCGACGTAATAGTTTTGCGTGATGTCGAAACCGGTCTGGATCAGGTCGAATTCGTTGCGCATCGTTGCCGACACGCCGCGACTTCCCTGCACCGGCACGCCGTCGGTGTGATTGTAAAATGCGTTGCTCATTTGCTATCTTTCTAGACGACGTGGCGTGGAGTGGAGCGTCACGCCCTGCAGCGTGTGCGATTGGTCCTGCGCCCGATTGCTATAGAAAAGGAGGGAGATGCTTTTTTCCGTGCCATCCAGCGAGGTGCTTGGATTCACGACTACTTGGTTATCCCAAGTGAATTGCTCCCAATAGAACTGGTCCCAGTAGCCGCCGCCGCCAATCAGGGCGATGTTGTTGGTTGGGTCGGATGGCATTACATCTGGATTGCCGTAGCCGAGGTCATAGGTAATATTGACCTGCGCGTAGTAGTCCACGGCGCCTTCAAAGACGGCGCGACGGAATCTCTTGCGCATGCGCGGCGACTTCTCGTGATTGAAGGCCAAGCGAATCCATGCCTCAATCGTGCTGCCGTCAAAGCTGGTTCCTACGTTGTCCTTGTAGATGTAGCCATCATCCGAGCCGAAGTACGTCACTTCCTGTCCGTTGCTCAGAGTCGCCGTGCAGATGCAGCGCACCACCTTCGAGCCGTAGTTCAGCGGCAGGATGCCGTTCACTTTGTCGCCGGTCAGCCCGACCACAAGAGCTGTGCCATCGCTGTAGTAGAGCCGGTATTGATTCTTCGTTCGTAGAGTCGTGGACGCGATCTCAAGGCCCTGTTTCAGCGTGATGTAGGGCTGAATCAGATGCGAAATGCTGGCGTAATCGAAATCGCCATAGGTCAGCGTGGTCAGAACAGCTTGGATGCCGCGAGCGGTCAGGCCGAACGTGTTGTTCCCGACGATCTGCATGGTGTATGCGGAAAATCCAATGTCTGAATTCGACGTTACCAGCTTGAAGTCTGAGGCAGACGTTCCATACAGCACATGCATCCGCCTAGATGTGAAGATCCCAAGCGCAGAGCCATCGCTCGTGCCGCCCTGCGGGACGAATCCTGTCACTGGGTCGCCTGTCGCGATTTCTCCTGCGCCCAAAACAGCCGTCCACGAATACGGAGCGCCGAGGCCGGAAAACTGCACTGATCCGAGGAATGACAGGAACAGATAATTCTTGTACCCGATCACATGGCTTGGCGTGTCGGATGTCATCCCGGTACGGATCGGCACGTAGTTCGTACCGTCGAACTCGAACGCGAGATTAACGCCATCGGCTCCGTACATCTTCTCTGTCGAGGTCGAGCCTGTGAAGTTGTAGTTCGAGAACTCCAGCCGTCCGCCCGGTTGGCGAGTGATCGCCGTCGATGCCGATGCCGCGACAACCTTTGTCACACCGCCGACTTGGATATTTTCGCCATTCTGGAATGTGCCAGTGACGCCGGACAGAATCAGTGTGCCAGCACCTGATGCCGTCCACGTCCCACTACGCAGCATGGCAATCGTCACGGTCGCCGTTGCGCCGCTTGTCGCGCCTGTGATCGTGTTTCCGGCGCTGATCTGCCCAGTCGCTCCGGAGAACTGCAATTCAGTGCCGAACGTGATTTGCTGCCAGCTGGAAGCCGTTGCCTTGTACATCAAGCCAGCCGTGCCGCCTACGTTGTCGCGGAAGGCGTACACAACATCCTTGTAGACCCACACGCCGCGAATCTGACCGGAGCCTGGGACAGCAGAAATGTTCAGGCGCTGGTCATTCGCGGCCAGCAGTGCATAGTCAGAATCGTCTGATGGACTGGATGCGCCATTCAGTAAAACGGAGCCATTGATCGAGCCGACCACCACGGCGCTTATCGTGATGTTCTCGCCATTGGTGAACGTGCCAGTCAGGCGGCCAGCCACCACATAGCCGGTAATCACGGCCAACACTTTGCAAGTTGCCCCGCTGCTTGCGCCGGTTATCGTGTTGCCTACGCTGATGGTTCCAGTCTGATTGACAGGCACCATCCAGTAGTTCGTGCCAGTAGGCGCAGCATGGCCGTCGTACCGCTCGAATCCGTTGATGCGACGATACCCCCCCGAGATTTGCGGCTCGTAGTTCTGCGCATCCGTCACCTGCCCCGGCTTGAGCGAAATTGCAGGCGTAAGGAGGTCCAGACCACCGCCTAATGGGAAGTAGTCGGAAGATACAGGAGGGAATTTCATGCGAGCGCAGATCCAGCAGATATTTCGGGGAGCCGATCCGCCAGCACGCGGCGAATCATCCTGTTGAATTCGGCTTCACCGCGCTGATAGACCTCTGCGGCAGACTCATAAGCGCCGTAGCTCATCATGGCGCGGTACACAATCGCCATGTGAAACTGAGTTGGCAACGTCGGCGTGTCGGTATTGGCGGACATCTCAGTCGGCACGCGGTAATAGTCGCCTAGCACTGTGTAGCCGGAAATCGGGAACGGGCCTACGCCGATAGACTTGTTCGGCGTGATCGTGATGACAGTCGGGCGCGTCTGTGTCTGGCGTAATGCGCCGAATTCGTAGCCGTCACGCCATTCGTCGTACTCGATGTACGGCATGAAGATCTCAGACCGCAGACCCGCGTACGTTAGGACGTTGTTCGAAGAAATCGTGTGCGTTCCTGATTGCGTGCCGCTGGTGTTGATCGCTGACCCGCCAGAAGTGGCAGAAAGTGTTACCGTGTCGGCGGACGGCACAGACTGCACGTAATACGTTGTCCCGGAAGTCAATCCAGTAGGCAAAGCGCCAGTCGTGAACGGAATAACCATGTCGCCCACGCTCAGATTGTGGCTCTGCAGCGTCATCACGCAAGGCGATGCAATGCTGAACGTGACCGTCGGGTTAGCGTAATTCCGGAACGTATCCCTGGCCCATTTTCCGAAGTCCGTAAGGCCGATCTGCGTTGTGGTGTAAATCGGCTGCCCGGTCACAGTCGGGAAAGTCGCGGTTGTCCGCATCCAGTCCCAATCCTGGCGCATCATTTGAATATCCATCCATGCCGAGTTCACCCACGACACGAGACGGCCATATTCGCCGGCCTGACCGACAACGGTGGTCGGAGTCGAGCCGGAGACGCCACATTCAGTCTTGAGACGCTGAAAAAGGGCCAAGAAATTCATTGTTAGTGGCCCATCATGATCGCGGACAGCCAATCATGGCCGCGTGGATTGTCGTCGCGGATGATTGACAGTGGGTAAGCAGCAGATGCACGGCGGCTCACCAGATTGCGCGGGCGCTCTACGGTCGCGTCGTCATGCTGAGTGCGGATGTTTTCCGGCTTGGCTCGGGCCAGCACCTCAACGTATTTGCGTTTGGTCGTCAGCGGGACGCCAATAGGAAGCCAGCCGATCTCGATCCATTTGCCGTTTTGCAGAACCTCAGCAGACTTACCCTGTACCTGCACAGGAACGTGCGTTTCAGGGAAGTCGGACTTGCTGTTTTCCTCGATGCGGATCGTCACCGGCTCTTCCATGAACGCCAGCTCATCCATGTGCGCTTGCTTTGTGCGCAAGTCCTCCATGATCGGGAGGTCTTCGCCGTGGATAATCTGCGACTCCAGGCCGAGATCAATGTCAGGCTTCTGCGCGATCTGCATATCTGCCGTGTTGACTTCGCGGCGGTTGTATTGACGTTTAACGGGGTTGTTGATTGCTTCTGTCATGCTGGCTCCTGAAATGAAAAAACCCGCTAGAAGCGGGTTGTGTACTGAATCCTGAATGGGTGCTACGGCAACGCTGTCAGGTCAGCGCTTTCGGTTGCGATCCTAGCCGTAGCTGTTGCTACCTCAAGATACCTGTGGCCTATCAGGCAGGGTCTGAATGTCCACGAACGTATAGGTGGCACCAGTCACACCGGACAGGTTCGAGGAACCGAAAGTCCACGTACCGGACAGAGTTGAACCGCCCTTGAACACGAGGTAGCCAAACGGGCAAATCGTGTCAGGGAGGGCCGGGAACTGCGGCGAGATGATGAATGCGCCGGAGGTGTCCAGTGCCTGAATGCCGCCCTGGCTGACCTTGATTGCGCCCGAGGAATCGAAGCCGAAGACGAAGACACAGCCGTTATTGGCAGTCACGCCGTTATAAGCTGCGCCGGTCGTTGCATCTGTCGTCGGGGTAGCACTGTTGGTCACGGCGGTCTTGCTGTATGCCTTGCCCTTGATGCTGTATTGCACCGTGTTGGCGGTGGTGTAGGTGGTAGTTGTACCTGCGGTCAGACCTGCTTTGGTCGTCGCCATGGTCAACGGGACTTGAGACAAATAATCCATGATTGCTCCTTAAATTTGAATCGACGGGTCGAATGCGCCGGTAACGTTGACGAAGACAGCATTTGGAACAACTGTTGCGTCGTCCAATGCAGTCGTTCCGCCAACGAATGGCCCGGTGCCGGTCGGGTTAATGATGACGAATCCGATCATTGCCTTTTGCTCAGGGATCGGCGGGAATTGCACTGCCGCCAGTGTCGCGCCCTCGATGCCCATTGCCGAAGTCAGATTGCCCGCTGAATCGATGAAGAAACAGAAGACATTGAATTTGGCGTTGGTTACGCTGCCGGACAGTGCGGCCATGTCCGTATCTGCAGCCTTGGTTACGAGAACACCCTTTGCGGTCGCATACGTGACGGTATGTGCCTGCACGATTGCAGAAGCACTCCCGCCCTTGATGCGAAGGCCAGCGGATGTGAGAGTTTGTGAAGACAGCCTATCGCCAATGGCTTTCATCGGAACGCGAACCGCCTTGCGGCCGGTCTCGCCCGCCATACCTGCGATATGCTGGGTAATGGTGTCTTGCATGATGGTTCCTTACAAAAAGGGCCGGATTTCTCCGGCCTCAAATTAGGATTGGCGGGCAACGTTTACAACGGCCATCCAGAGCGGATTCTCGATCATGCAAGCCTTCCACCAGCTAGTACCAGCATAGCCGCGCTGGCCGAGCGGATCGCTCTTGGATTTTTCACCAGGAGGCAGGAAGGTCGGGTCAAGGGCGCTCAGGCCGCGAACAGCGATCTGGCTGAATGCATCAGCGCCCATGACGATGATCGGGTACACGTCGAGGTTGGAACCAGTGGTCGAGTAACCAGTCCCGGAACCGGCCCACGATGCGATTGCTGCGCCAGCATCTTGGAACGAAGGCAGATCAGGCGACAGGATGTAACGGAAGCGCTCGCACTTGCCGATTTCGCCCTCTTCCGGGGTGCCGGAAGCGTACTTCTCAGCCGGTACGAAGTTCGGCAAATCGCGGATCTGACGTTCCAAATCCGAGTGTGTGTAGGCGAAGTAACCAGGAGCCACAGCCGAAGTGTCGTACTTGGGCGAGGCGGACAGCACGCGAGTCACAGGCATGGCGTGGTTAGCCATCAGCGAGCGCACTACTGCGGATTGCAGGTTCAATGTCATCGGGCCTGCAACAGTCGTGCGGGAAGTGCCGGAACCACCGTAGAACTGATTGGTGCAGGACTTCAGCTTGCCGTACACGATCATTTCGTTGACCAGACCGACACGCTCGCCAATCTGAATCTTCATCTGCTCGGGGATGTCGTCCTCGTACAGATTGAAGGTCTTGTCAGTGAAGCCGTAGAGGCAGGAATACTGGTTCACCACCTCAGTGATGTCTACCGGCGTAATGCTGTCCGGCGTCGGCGTCACACCTTCTTGCGTCAGGTGCGCTTGAACAATCGTGTTGCCACGGTCGCCGGTAGCGGTCGGGAAGAAGATGTTCGGCTGCGACGAGGTTGCGCCATACGGCAGGAAGCGACGGGCGACGTAGGTATCGCTGTTGTTCTGCGGCATTTGAACCTGACGGCCAACCTTCGAGAGAACCTCGTAAGGTTTGGCATGCTTCAGTATTTCTCCTTTGAATTTATTTATACGCCCTGCGGTTAGGGCAAAAGTCTGCGTACTCATGATTGACAACTCCTAAAAATGAAAAACCAGCACTAGGCTGGTCGTTGATTGCGATTAGCCGTTGTATCCGGCCATGAACTCATCTTCATCCGATCTTCCAGGGGCATGGCCTCCTGTTCCTTTCGGAGTCACTGCGGCCTCAAATCGCTTCTGTCTTGTGGAGGTGTCTTTCTTTGGCTCAGGCTGCTTCATCGGCACCTTCGACTTCTGATACATCCGAAGCATCTTTGCTGCGTCACGCAATTTGCTTGATGCGGCAAGGGCCTTGATGTCTTCCGGCTGCTTGTCCAACCACGTCGAGAACTCAGGCTTTTTGATCTCTTCCATCCAGTCACCATCGACGATGTTGTCTAGATAGGTATCAATCGTGTCCTGACGATCCTCTGCGGTTTGCTTTGCAACGCGCTCTTCAACGCGCTTGTCGATGGCTTCCGGGTCCAAAGCTGGCGGCGCTTTCAACGTGGCTAGCTTTGAATCCATAAACTTCTCGGTTGCTGCAGCCCATTCGGGATATTCCGCTCTCAGCTCTTCCCACTCTTTGGGGCTTGCCATCGCTTCCTTGACCTGCGCTTGAGTCGGAGCATCAGCAACGTTTTCGGTGGCCTTTTTGGAGGCGGCCAAAAGCTGCTTGATCTCTTCCTGGCTGCGTGTCAGTCCGCCGATGTGCCCTGCCAGTTTGTTCTGGCTTGCCTCGAATTTGTCCATGCGGGCAGCAAATTCCTTGAGGGGGTCGAGTGCTTCCTGCTTTTCTGGCTCAGTCTTCGCTTCCTGTTTTGGCTCTGGTTGCTTCGGTTCCGGCGTCTCCGTGGGAACTCCGCTATAACCGGCTTCAAACTGTGCGTCGTCCTGCTCTGATCCCATGACATCTCCACAAAATAAAAAACGAGCCGAAGCTCGCTCATCAACAACCGGCGCTTTGTGCGTGGGCTGCTACTTCTTGCCGTGCCGTTTCCGGGGCGGCGGTTAATCTATTTCTGGCAAATCTTTGTCCAAGCCGATATTTGCCTTCACTTGGGCGATACGTCCGCGCAGCCTTGCGGTTTCGATCTCGGATTTGTCGCCGTCGTTCTGCGTGCGCAGGATTTGCAACTGGCCTTCCCAGTGCGCCATCAACTTGCGCCAAAGCTTGGAGTCCTTTTCGTCCTGCGTGAGGACAATACGCGGTTTAGGTTGGCTCATGAAACCCTCCGCCAAGTGCCTAGCGGGTCTGATTGGGTGCACTCTCGATAGAAATCAGCCTTTCCGCCGTCATGCCGAGTGAATGTCGCGAATTGAACTGCATTAATGCTTTCATCCCGGAACTTGCGAAGATTTTCAATTAATGTTCTTTCGTCACTCGTGAGAGAAAAGTTCGGCTCTTTATTCTTCATGGCGTATTAGGCGTAGAAACTTCGTCGCGCATCAGGCTAGGAGTTGGGTTACTGTGCTTGTGCAGATCAATTGCGCGGTCTTTGTCGCCCTCGTTCTGCGCCAGTTCGATCTCTGCTGCGCCAAGCTGGCGTTTCGTCTCGTTGTCCATTGCTGATTTGGCGAGATCAGCTTTCACCTGCTCAAGCGTCAGGTTGTGCTTCAGGCTGTAATCAAGCAGCCTCAACTCGCGCTCCATGCGCATTTCTTCAAGCTTGAACTGACCGTTTTGCTGCGCGATCTCGCGTTCTTTCTCTGCACGAGCAAGTTCCGCATCTGCGCGGGATTGCTGAATCTGCGCTTGTGACATAGCCCTGATCTTCTCTTGCTCGATACGGGCATGTGCCTGCACCTGATGAGGCGATGCACCGCCGTTTTGTAATGCCTGCTGCTCTTGCTGCGCCTCGGCTGCGATTTGCTGCAATTCGCCCTGTGTCTTGGCCTGCTGGAGCTGCATTGCGTTCTGGCCTTTGACCTGCTCGACTTGGACCTGAACCGGAGGCGGCGGCGGTTGCTGCTCGCGCTGCTTCTTCTGCTCTTCGGTGAGTTGCACCTTGCGCGGGTCGATCCGTTTGGCGCGGAGGTACTCGGCCATTGTCTTGCCGGGGTCAAGGTCGAACGCAGGGTTTGCAGAAGCTTGCAGGAGGCTAAGGAACACTTGCTCCTGAATCGCCCGCTCCACCATCGCCACGGAGCCATGTGCGTTGATGCGGAAATCGCCCTTCTCGTCATCCGGTACGCTCGGATCAAGCAACAGCCATTCATATAGGTCGTTCACAACTGGCTCAGTAATCTGATCGTCGAACCCGTAGCCGATACTGCGAAGCCACGTGTGAGCGTTCGTGTTCTGCAGCTCGGCCTGCCCGAAGGTCTGCGGGCTCGTCTCGCCGTCTTGGCCTTGCGTCACCAACGGAATGCCAGTCGCCTCTTCCGCAAGCTTCATCGAGTATTCGATGATCGCCATCATCTGCTGCTGGACGTTCGGGATGTCTACGGCAAAGAAGGCTTGACGAACGTCTGGCGTTGACGATTCTTCGGTCTTGTACCAGACCTTGTTGGGCGTCAGCTTCCAACTTCCATCGGCAGGGATGACGCCAATCTGATCGATGATGATCTGAGGACCAGCGGACAGCCCAGCATTGTTCAGCAGCGCACGAGTGGACGCATTGCACATGCGCTGAGGCGTGAACATCTGCTCACCCACGCCCACGCCAGCCCAAAGGCCAGCGCGACGCGCCCAGCACATGACGTGATACGGGAAGCGACCAGAGTCAAGCGGGTTCAGGATGGCTCGCACTACCGTGTCATTGACCATCGACACAATGGCGAAGACATCATCCTGACCTTCCGGCAGATCGTCCAACATCTCTTTGTCGGCGATTGCCAGCGACAACTCATCACGGCTCAACGTGCCGTAGTAGTACCAAATTTCGAAGCGCTTCTTCGTGTTGCGGTCGTTCGGGTTCGCGCCTTCGAGGTAAATCTTCCCTGGGCCTTCCTCCAGAACCCTGTCGATCTGCTCGGGTAGGTAAGTCGGATCAGTCTTCAGCTTCTTGAGCGCACGCTTGGACAGGAAATCACGTTCGAAAACATAATCGCCGTCATGGATGTTCTCGCCGCAGCCATCAGCCGGGAAGAAGTTCCACGGGTCTTTCCACGCCAGTGCCGGAACAACCTTTTCCTGAATCTGCAGCGCGATACCGTCTTGCACCTTGGTCAGCGCCTTGGATTTCCTCTTGTCGGGGAATGGGCCTTTCAGAATGCCAGTACCCAAACGCGCAGCATCCTTAATAACCTTGCGCATCTCTGCCGGATACTTGCTTTCGATCATCCAGTCATAGACGCGCTTTTCGGCTTTCTCGGCAGCTTCTGCGGCCTGGTCGGCCTCCTGTTGCGCCTGGTCGGCAACCGTCATCGGCACCTGCGGCTGAGGCTGGCCCGGCGCTTGGCCTTGCGGCATCTCTTCCGGCTTCGCGGGACGTGTGACCTGCTGACCTGTGGCGGCATCGATCAGCGGCGTCAAGTCCTCCATCTGCTTGACCAGATCGGGGATCGGCGTAGGCTCGAAAGCAAACGCCTTCTCGTCGATTGGCAGCAGTATTTCGCCCAGCTTTGCAGATCCCTGATCAACGTACCGGCTCGTCAGACGAACAAATACGTTCGAGCGCACGTCATCATTCGGCACCTTGTTAGACGTGAGCGGCCCTTGCATGCTGGTCGGCTTTGCCCATTTGGCCTCGGCGAACTCGTGACGATTCATGTCGTCGATGCCAAGATACGCCTCTTCGCATTTGAGCCAGATGTCCTCAATGCCGGAAGCCTTGCGCGCCTCTACCGCCTCAGTACGCTTTTCAGCAATGGCGCGGCCAAGGTCTTCCAGCTTCTCCAGGCGTTCAGCGTCAGACATCACCGGCTGCATTGCAGGAGCGCGGCGCAGGAATTTATCTGGATGCATGGTCAGCCAAGGTTAAACACGCAGCGGCTGTTCGCGACGCATCAGGAGGGTCACGGTAATGGTCGCACCGGCTCCGGCAGTCGTAAGATTCGGGCGGACGTAAAGCGGCACTTCAATCGTCGTCGCGCCACCGTTAGCGGTCAGTGCAATAGCTGATCCACTGGCCGCATTGCTCATGCTGAACCATGTGGAACCGTCATTGCTACCCTCAAATGCGAGAGTGGCCCCGCCCCATGTGCCTTGCGCCTGCCATGTGCGGTCAGCCCATTCAGCAGATTTGATGGGAGCGCCGTCGGTATTCGTGCTTGTTAGCGCCCATGAGTAGAAGATAAGGCTTCCATCGCCATTACCGACTTCCTCAGTGCTTGTCGGGGTCACTGTCGCCATTTCTTATCTCTCTTTCCTAGAAAACAAAAAAGCCCGCCGAAGCGAGCTTTGAAATTGTTGATGGTGGCCGGAGCTGAACCCGGCATGCGGCCCGAGTTCGCGTCATCTGCGAATACTGTCGGGGTTCATTCTGGCCTCTTTAGGGCCGCGTTTTCTCGCACGTCAGCCCGTGCATTCGCCATCAAGTGAGGACTGCCCGGACTTTTGGGGCACCAGTGGTATCCGGTAAAGCGATCCAGCCCTCACTTCATGACGAACAGTTTCCATCAGCGGGACTGTGCGGCCTCCCGGCCTGTGAAGCATTTACGCCAAGCTGCGACCTTTGAACTCTTCGCTAGCATGCGCAAAGATTGGAGCAAGCGCGGCATCTGTCAAGCCGACATCTTTTGCCTCAGTCGCAACAAGCTGAAAAACAATCTCCAGCTCGGCAAGTGATTTGCACTTGCGCACACTGCGACGAAGCTTCTTCCCGAGTTCGAGTGCCTTTGATGCTCTTTGTATCATCCTAGTGTTCCCATTCCTCTGTCACTCGGGCGGTAGGCTGGCACTCGCGGCGCTTCACGTTGCTGTGCAGGCCATTTCAGATCAAACTCTTTCCCAGGCTCTACCAAGCGGGATAGTGAATCCAGCATGTCGTCATGTCGCCCAACTGGAAATGCCAGATATTCCTCGTTAATGAATTCATGCACGAGGTCATAGGCCTTTGCGTCGCTTCGCGTGTACCAGAATGTTTGCGGGAGCCAAATTTGATGGTTCTGGAACATCGGCAGGATGCGCCTGATCCGGTCTTCCTTCGACAGACCGCCGCCAACCTCGACAACGCGAAAGCGGTACTGCTCACGCTCCATAACGCTCTGCAAGTGCTCAATGTCCGCCTGCATGCCGTAGCGCTCATAGCGAACTTCGTACGGCCTCCACTTGCGATGGAGTTGCATTACGGTGTTTGCGCGCTCGGTCAGGTTCAACTTGTCGCGAACCATGTCCAGAACGTATGCGTTGCCGTCTTGTCCAAGTCCAACAACCCACATCGACGTGAAATCGTTGTCCTTGCGCTTCCCGCTTGCCGGGTCCACCAGGAGCAACTTATTCATTCCGGCTGCGCTGCGCACATCTTGATAGTAGTGCAGCCATTCACGCCGGAACTCGCCGCCCTCACTTGGCCTTGGCTTTTGCTGATACAGGGCGTACCAAGTACGCGGATTACCTCTGAATTGCTCCCAATGCCTCAGATCGAACCATTCGGGCCAAAGATATTCGCCAATCTTCCGGCCAAGTGGGTCATTCTCAACTTCGCACTGCGCTTGTAAGCACAAGACTTCCCAGTCGTTGCCATCCTTGCAGCGAATTGTCCCGCTCTGGCCGTCCCATCCATCTGGAAGAATTCGGCCAGATAAATCATCCTCATGCCAGCGGGTCTGAATGATCACGATCCAGCCGCCCGGAATGAGACGAGTCTTTAAGTCATCCTCGTATGCATCCCATGTCTTCTTGCGGATCGTTTCCGATTCGGCCTGCTCGCGCCCCTTGATCGGATCGTCAATGATGATTCCGTGTGCGCGATTACCTGTGATGCCACCCAAGATGCCACAAGACATGTACTCGGAGCCGTTTGTTAAGCTCCATTCGTCAGCGGCACTACTATCTGCCGATAGCTGGCATCCCCAAATGCCTTGGAATCGCTTGGAGCGTGCAATCTGCCTTGTCCTGCGCCCCATCTTCCGGGCCAAGTCATCACCATACGATGCGAGGATCACGCGCCTGTTGTCCTGCTCGCCCAAATACTTGGACGGGAAAACTACAGACGCATATGTTGATTTCGCGCTGCCAGGGGGCATAAACACCATCAGACGCCCATGCCGCCTTTTGCTGATCTCGTCCAGTTTATGAAGCAGGATTCGATGATGATCTGCGACCGTTGTCTCTACCGGCAGGAAGAACTCTTCGTCCGGGTTCTCGCTTGCGGGCTTGCCCGGAATATCAATCGCATTGACGTAATCCAGGATATTTGTGCGCGCCCTACGCCTGATCAGGAGTTCTTGCGCCGCCTCTTCCGGCGATAGCTGCAAGTTCGTCATCTGTCATATCCTTGGCATTTTTGACAATAACCAGCTTTTCCGCCGACGACGAACGGTCGTCAATTCCGAACGCCTCGCGCTCCAGCGCAACCAGCGTCTTCAGCGATTCCGCCAACTGCTTCATCGTGCTTGTGCGTCCGCCGAGCGAAATAACCTTGCGATAAAGCTCGTTCAGCTTATCGCTGCCTTTTTCGTCTGGCGCGTAAAGCAATTCACCAAGCTGTTCATACAGCTCGATGTTCTCAGTTTGTTCTTCCAGCTCATCCAACAGAGACATAACCAGCTTGCGAGAGCGGGAAATGTCTTTGCGCTGCTCCCGCCGAATCCTGGCTTGCAGCTCCGCATTTGCCTCGACAACTTCTTGCTCGGCAATCTTGGTTTCCATGGAAACTTCTTTGGAAACCGCGTCTTTGGAAACTAGCGCATCGGCTTTCGCCTTGATCTTTGCGGACAGGTCGCGAACCCATCCGTCTCGTTCCGCCCGCTTCTTGATAGCCGTATGCGAAACACCAAACTCAGAACCAATATCGCGCAGGGTCTTTACTCCAGCGCGGTACGCGAGTTCTATACCCTCCCAGTCAATTACTGTTCGGGCTTTCTTGCTACCGTCCCCGTCCATTTTTCTTCACCGGCTTGGATTGCCTCGCAGTATTGAGAGCGATTGCTACAGCCTGCTTTTGCGGCTTTCCGGCTGCTCGCTCTGTCTTGATGTTCTGCGAGATGGTCTTTTGTGAGTTACCTTGTTTGAGTGGCATGGCTGCGCTCCGGTTCGTCGAATGTGATTTTCCCAGCTACGAAAGGATCGTAGTAGTTATGCAGAAACGACATTAAATCGCCGATGTTCATGTTCAAAGTGCTTCCGTCGGAGTCAAGGAATTTCCGTCCAAACGGCTCTTCTTTGCGTCTTGAATTCCGCTCCATCAGGCGGATAAGTGCGTCAAGCTCATTGATGTGCATGTCTCACTCCTTCGGCCAGCGCCTAGCGGGCTCGTTGCCTACCAGATCGCACGGCACCAAGCGCAGATATTGCAGCTTGCCGGTTGCGTCTCGCTTCTCGTCCACGCCCAGCGCGCAGAACTCAGGCGAAGACACGCACTCCCCGAAGAACTTGGCAACGCGCATCAGGATCGAGTCGGCAACCTGATCGAGCGACAAATCGCCATCCATCAGTGCTTCCTTGGCCTGCTCCAGGCTCATTCCTTCTTGCGCGTCCATCATGCACCCTTGACGCCATAACCGGCGCTCATCTGATCCATGCCAGCGTTCATGTCTTGCATGCTGCCAGCGTGGGCGTAGATTTCCTTTGCAAGCTTGATCGCACCAGCGAAAGAATCGACAGACTGATGGTTTTCCTCGTCGCCCTCTTCATCCTCTGCGGATTTCGGTTCAACACCTACGCTTACCTTGCCATCTGCGCCTACACGGATCTCGATGCAGTAGCCGCCCGATGTATCGGGAGTGTCGGAATCCTGAGTGTCGTCTTGCATGCCTGCCGTGTCATCGGCTTGGCTGGTCATATCTGCCATTGCGTTACCTTTCATCGCCCTCGACGGCGCTTGAGAAAATATGAGTAGAAAATACCGGGGGACAGGCTGCCACCACCTCCTCCGCCGCCTCCGCCACCAGAACCGTTACCGACTCCGATGATCGTGAACTGGCCTTCATTGGTGATCGCGTTCGATCCGCCTGCGTTTGTCAGCGTGCCGGAGTAGCTGTACGTTCCGGGGACTGCAGTGAATGTCGCGGAACCTGTCCCGCTGCCAAGCGTTGCTGCTGTCGGCCCCTGGCTTACCGCGCCACCCGAAACCGCCGTGATTGTGACTGTCCCGGATGTCGGAGCATTCGCGGTCGTGAAGTTGATCGTTACGTTTTGCCCATCGATAGTGGGCGTTGTGAATGCTCCAGTTGGCGCAAGCGTAACTCCCGAGGAATCCGCGCTTAGTACGCCGACCGAAAAGGAGCCGACCGGATCTGTGCCCAGCATGTCATACGCTCTCTAACAGGACGTGAAGAACGCCACCAGCGTTTGACATGGTGGTTGACAAGCTAGTCGGAGGGCTAGGAAGTCCTGATGCGTAAGTAACGGAGGCGGATAGTCTGCTCAGCGCCAAACGCGAGTCCGAAGCATGCGAACCGATTGGAGAAATCACCGCGCCAGAGGTCACCGCTACCGTCGGCGTCGAGTCTGACAACAGTCCTACCCAGTACCAGTCTGGCGAAAGGTGGACATTAGACTGCGAAACGGTTCCGCGAACAATGCCCGTTGAAGTTGTGGAAACCCCTGTAGTACTTGCCAAAAGTACGCCTGGAGACCCGTCCGAGGCCCTCGCCCAAACGCCGATTGCCAGATTGCCCCCTGCCGCCCCGGAGGTGATATAAGTCGTCAGAGCCGCGACAGTCATGCCCGCGTCTAGCCGGAATGGCGAGATGTAAAGCGTATTCGCCACCATGGCGAAAGTGCTTGTCGTAGCCAAAACTGGCGCAGCGCTTGCAACTCGTTTAGAGATCAATGCCCCATATGTGTTCGAACTAATACCGGAGGCGCTCCCCCCTGCATTTTCTGCAGCGAGTGCAATGCCGACCTTTGCAGAACTTGTCAGCGTGAGAAACGTCGCATGATTTTTCGAGGGCGTCCCGCTCTCAAGCTTGGCAATGCCCCTGGTGCGCGTGAGTGTCGTTGTTGTCGTCAGAGTGCACTCGACCATCTCGCGGTTGTTACCGTCCTCAATTGAAACGGTGACAATCGATCCGACAGGCAAAAAGTCCTGAAAGCGGACAAAACTAGCCACTGCGCCTGTGAGCGTTATCGTTGCGCCGGTGCCGGTCGTTGATGTGGTCTCTTTTACCCAATCTGCGAGCATCTCAATTCCTTGTTAATAGCTTTCGGCGAACGCATATTTAGGCTCGTCGTTGTAGTTGTAGCCCAGCGCGGTTGCTTTTGACTGCAATGCGGTAATCACAGCATCGTCAACAGTCGCCCCGGCTGCTTTCGCGATACGGGTTGCCCCAAGCGTGTTTGCAATGTAAGAGGATGCGAATCCAGCTTGGCCAGGATCGCCAACCAGTGTTTTGTTCGCTGGCTTGGTCTGAATCTGCACGAATGGCGTGCCGCCGCTGCCTGAGCTACCGAGCGACAATGCCGAACCGCCAGGAGTCGCGGCCAACTGGAAGGTGGTCGATGTCACATTCACCAAGTAATACGGCGTGAACGTGCTCAGACTGGACGGAGCTTGAATTTCCTGACCGTCGAACACCAAACTGTCGCCATTTGACGGCACCCATCCCGATGCCAATGCGCCCGAGAAGGTGTATGTGTTCGTTGACGAACTCCATGACAACCCCGGAGGCGACGGGAACGGAGTGAAAAAGAAGAGCTGTGAATCGCTTGTGATATATGGAGCACTGGTGCCGCTGCCGGTACGAATTGTGGCTTCGTAGTGCGGGATTTCCCACACGGAGAAGGCGCTCAATACGTGCGAGAACCACTTTGCGCTGTGATTCAGCAGCGTCATCCCAGACGTGCTCTCATTGAGCTTCACCGCCTGCGCACACGCCATCATGAAGTAACCGTGTTGCCAGCTATCGTAAATATGCGAGCCGCCGTTTCTGCGGAAATGCATTACGCCATTCGTGCGGTAGTAAGTCGGCGCGACGTTGGCGTTGAAGTTGTTAATTTTGGCAAACGTCGCCTCAAGCATATCGCTGAAATACTGCGGATATGACGCGCACTGCACAGGCACCGCAGGCATGATGCCAGCAGCCAAGCCGAGATCGCGCAGTGACCATGCATCCTCGCGCAGCGAATCTGAATCGCCGATAGCCGTGCCGTAATATGTCGTCCCGTTTGTCGTTCCGTTGCGAGCATAGCCGCTGCCGAGCGCATCAGAAGTGCCCGTGCCAGGATAACGATGCTGCACCGCTTGCACGCCAATCTCGATCACCATATCGAGATATTGCGGCTCGCCCGTCAAGATGTACGGGTAATAGGCAAGACACGGCATGTGGTCGAAGTCGATCTGCTGCCAGCCCGCTTTGGTCACGTTCGTCGTGCTCGAATCCGTGAATCCTGATGTGCTGCTACCACCACGCCAGCGGAAATTCGAGTTCGGCGCTGGCATGCCGCTGTATGTCGTATTGTTGACCGTTGCAATGGTCTTGGTCGTGGCGTTGTAGAGCTGAATCGCAATATGGCCGAATGCAAGGCCGACGACTCGCGTTACTTTTTCGTCCGTGGCACCTTGCGACAAGAAGTGGCGCACGTACCAAGACGGCATCAGGCCGAGGTCCGAACGTTCGCCAGTGCCGCCATTCGCCCGCTGCACCGGACCCATTGTGTTCAGCTCATAGCTGTAGCTGGTTTGAGCATTCGGGGTGATCGTGAGATCGTAAGCTGGAACAACACCGCTCGAACGCCAGTATGTCTTGTTGTACACCAGGCGAACGGTTGCTTCTGCGGCCACGGAGCCGCCAGCCTGCACATAATCCCAAGTTGCATTTGCGCCGCACGTCCACAGCGAGCCGAACTGTGTAAGGTACGGGTAGGTCTGCAGCGTTGCATCACCCGAGGCCGTCCCGGAAAGCGTGAGGCTGCCACCATCGACAACAGCAGCCGAATCCGTGTTCAGCGCCACGGTATTGGCATCGATGCGATACGCGAAATAGGACGTTGCAGCCGCCGAGCCTGTCGGCAACGTGGTTCCAGCGAGGCGCACAAGATAGCCAGTTTCGCAGCCATGAGCCGTTACGGTCAGGTTGTTTCCGCTGCCCGAATATGTGAGCGCCTTTGCCGAGCTGTGATTTGCCCAGCAATCCCGGACAGTGCTTGCGCCATTCTTGAGCAAAAAGCTTGAGAATGAGCGATATGCCTTCGTCGGTGAGTCGATGTTGTACCACGGCTGGCCGACACGCCCGAGGTAGCGGATACCGTAAAGGTTGCCACTGGCATCCTGGAGCGCAGCCACGTACCAGTAGCATTCCAATTGGCCGTGATTCGAGCCAGACTGCATAAATTGCTGGCGAATGCGCCACACCTTGCCAACCGGGCCGTCGCCGAACGTCAGGATGTCGTCGTTATCCGTAACACCCTGGTTGAGACTGGATGTCCATGTGCCGGACAAGTTGTCCAGCCCAGTGACCACAACTTTCAAATCCGTCGAACCCGAGGACAGATCCGCAAGCGAACGCGACGAACTACCCGGTGCGGTTATGCTCGACTTGACGTTGACCGTGATGGAGCCGCTACCAGCAACAGTGCTTGGCACGCGAATCAAGAATGACGCGAACTTCAGTGAGCCATCAGACCAATATGTTTGGCCGAACATCGTGTAAGGGATATTGGTCCCGCCGATGGTCTCAAATTTCGGGTAATGCCCGGTTGCGATGTCGCCCTTTTTGAACGGATGGCCGAACATCGGAGCAACGAAGTCGGCTGCAACCGTTGACCCGGACGTATTCGAGACAGTGAATGTCGTGATAACGCTGCTGTCAGAGTCCGGCAGATTTGCAGGCGCATCAATATGGAAGCTGGATGTCAAGCCGAGGCCAGACACGCCGTCCAAGGTCGCAGATAGCACGTAATCACGCGCCGCACCTGTGAGCCCAAGCGTTCCTTGCACCCAATCCCCACCCGAGCCGGTAATACGGAGAACCGCAGCGCCCGTGTTCAGGTTCACCGCGTTGTTCGTCGTGACGCCCGATACAGCCCCCAAACTGGTCGTGCTGCCGTTGGCATAGGTGATGGAGCCGGTCAGGTTCGCCTGATAGCAAGTCGCGCCGGTGCTCCATACGGTCGCGGCGCCGGCATTGGACGCAGCACCAGCTGCATGCTTGATGGTGATCGTCTTGCTGGACCCGAGGGTGGAGGCGAGCGTGTCAAGCCAACCACCCTTTGTCACTGCAGCACTCAACGCACTGTCCAATGCTGTGCTGTAACCAACCGTCATTAAGCAGCCTTTCTGTTCTGTGTCTGTTAGCAGGAATAAAAAAGCCCGCTCTCATCGCTGAGGCGGGCCGGAATCTCCACCAAGGGGAAAGTGGAGAAAGGGAGAAATCAGTTATTCTTTACTGCAAGGAGCCAAACATGACACCCGAAAATCTCGCCGCAATCCGCACGATGCAAGCAACGCTACTCAAGATTAAGAATCAGGAGGATGTCTTTTTCAACGTCGCGCAGTACGAAAAACTCGGCCTGGTTAAACCGCGCTCTGTCGCGACGCACAAGAAATCAGCCTATACCGGCGAGCCGCTCAGGAAAACAGAGTGGCTATTGACCGAAAAGGCCCATCAGTTTCTGAGCGTCATGCTCTAATCGGGCCTCTAATTTTCTCTAATTACTTACTCTCAGGCTACCCAGCAGCCTGTCTACCTGCTCTCGTGCCCTGATAGGCTTCATGCCCTCTTCTTCGAGCACGTATTGTGCAAAGCCTTTTAGCGTGGCAACTATCGTGTTTCTATCGGGGCGCGTAGCAACTAGGCTGTCTGCTAGTGCTTCGATTGATTCGGCTACGCGGTCCATGTCACCAGTCCTCGCGGGCCATTCGCGGCCCCTCTGAGCATGGCTGACGATAATCATATGGGCGGCTGGATTCAATATCTAGCCACAACGCACTTGCGCATGGGCCAATCCACCACAATTCCCAGCGCCCGCCGTAGAACTTGCGATACCAACGATACTTACTCAGGATGCACAACACATACCGCGATTTCGCCAGGCGAATAAAAAGCGATTTGATCATGCGGTCCCCAGATTAAATGCTCGGCGCTCCGCGTGTTACCGTAACATGGGCCGACTGCGCCGATAGTTCGTATCTATTTGATAACGTTACTGCAGAGCTGATGCGTTCTTGCCTTCACGCTTGAGGAACCGGCGGACTGCCTGCGCAATTCCACGTCTGCCGTTTGCTGCACGTTTGGATTGGATGCGCTTTGCCTGCTCAATGCTCTTGACCATGGTTTCCTTGCTCGTGGAGTTAATTGGTGGAAGGTGATGGAGTCGAACCACCTATGAACTAGCATGCTTGTGGGTTACAGCCACACCCCTTACCGTTCGGGCAACCTTCCGTTAATGGTTGACGGCCAGCGAATCACCCATCCAGGGAGGGAGGGGTAGACAAGTGATTCGTCTGCGCCATCAAGAGAGCCGACTTACCCTGCCAATAGCGGTCGCCTAAACGAGTTTGCTCGCTACGAGGGAAATCAACTCTCTTCATGGTGCATTTGATGGCGGCCAGTGCTGAACTCTGGCTTGTGCGGCCTCCTGCATCCCTCGCGCTGTTCTGGTCATAGGGTGCCAGCGATCCCAAAGCACACCGTCGCTGCTCTGCTGCACGTCAGCCCGTGCATTCGCCATCAGGTCTAGTTGACTGCCTCGCCACTGAGTGGGGCGAGTGACCAAAGGTCAAATCCTCAATATTCAATCAACTAGCCTCATGGCACTGGCCGGCCAATACAGAGCCAGCCAGTAGCACCACATTAGATATGTCACGATGCTTCGCCGCCCATCATCACTCCTATCGGCCAGTACAGCAGCAGCCAGAATGCCCAGATGTACATGGTCATTTCAGGATTCCCTGCCGGATCATGCGCTCTACTGCCTCTTCCAGCTCTTGGAATGGCGCTTTGGCGGTCATGAATAGCGTGAATCCCTCCAGCAGATCCCAGCCCTCTTTTTCCGGTGCTTTGTGGTGGATCACGCGGAACTCTTTGCCTGCCAACTTGTTGCGACCAGTCGGGAATCCGCCGAGTTGCTTTCGGATGTCGGAGTTGCTCATGTCACCTTCCCCGGTTTGCAGTTGCTGCAGGCTGGAACGAATGGCGCATAGACGCTGCCACACTTCGGGCAAATCCAACCGGTTTGAGGCGCTCCTTGAGATGGCAGGCGCTGATAATCCATTAGGCCGGGAGGTTTGACCTGCAAGCAGTCAAGTCTGCTCTTGGCTTGGCAGCCATATCTAATGCAATCTGGATTCGTGCATCCGCATGCCATGTTCATGTCGCCATCCCCTTCCAGAAACGCTGAATCCAATCCGGAGACTGACGCTCCGGCGTGCTACGCTCACGGCGCTCCATCAGGGACTGCATTTGACGCCGCGCATCGCGCTTGGTCTTCGGACGAGACTGAGACTGCATGGCAACCTCCAAATGAAAAAGGCCGATTCCTTTTCAGGTTTCGGCCTTTGTAGACGCACTTTTGACGTGTATCTAATTTCTTAATATACCGGACTATTTTGTCCGACGCAAGAAATTTCTTAGGCCGTTTCTAAAAATCCGCACATCTTTTCTAATCTATCTGCTGCTTCACGCTGGGCATCGCAATCAAGTTGCTTTAGTTTTGCCCAGATAGCATTCTTCTGATCGTAGGCAGTCGATTTAGGGACGTTGATCCTCTCGGCAATTTCCCTAATTGATACGCCCCGTTCGTAGTAAGCCCTAATGATCGCGTGGCGCATGGTTCGGACAGACATCCCGGTTATCCATTGCGTAGACCACTCTGCCAAGTTAGCGACGGCCTCCTTATACTCATCCACCATCTTGTCTGAGCCGCAGCAGGGGCAGTCTTCATATCGAAGCGAATAGCGCGCAATGATGCACGACCGCTTGAACGATGGCATTTTCTCGATCTCGCCTCGGATGAGTCCGGCTTGCCCAGCCCCATCCAAGGAAACGAGACCTTTGCCCGAGCCAACGATGCCGGTCTTCATCATCTTAGCGTGCGGCGACATAGCATATTGCTGTGCCGAGAATCGAAATGCAAAAATCAAAGCCTCATCGGCATTCTTAAACAGTTCCACTTTTCGACCTCCCTAATGATTTAAAATACAGGCCGCAACAGTCTTTTTCTGCCCCGTCATGTGCGGGGCTTTTTTATACCCATGGGGCGCAGATCACCATTGCAAACCCAACGCATGGGCGATCTGTTGCTATCAGATATAGGCCGAACAGAAACATAAGCATCTCTTCCTCCTTGCCCTCTGCTGTTGCCGTTCCTTTTCCCTACGCAGTCTCTGTGTGGGGTATTCGTATGTGTCTAGCATTAATCACTCTTCAGCTCTGATTTGATTGACCTTGCCCGATAAAATCCGTGATTGCCAATGCCAAAAATGTCGGATTTGCAGTCCTGAAGTGCGCTAGAAATCACATGCTCCCGCGAACCCTCTTTGCTCTCGTCGTATTCGATCTCCACTTCAACCGACAGAGTTATCTTTTCCTTTTTCATCCCATCCCCTTTAAGCTGCCACCGTATCAAGCGCATCAAGCCGTTTCTGAGCCTCTGCGCACGCATAATTCATCATGCCTACACTTACCCCTGGCATGGCTCTGAAATACGCTCCTAGCCACGTTCTAAGCGCTTGGTACTCGCCTGTAGTAAATGCCAGATACTCGGTCTGTCTTGCGCATGCTTTGTACATCGCATCGTATGCGCGTCCGGTCAAATCGTAGAACGCACGATTACCGGATTTACTTCCTAATAGTAGTGAAATAACGAGGTGCTTAGTAAGAAAATTTGCGCTGTGCTCTGTGCCTAATCCGCGCTTGGCAGCATCGAAATGAATCAGCACTGGAAGCTGAATTTCGGCTGCGTCTGCATTGCCTACTTTCTGATGCGCGGCTAGTACAAGCATCGGATTTATTGCGTGTCTTTGCTTCATGTAGCGCCCCATAACAGATCAACCAACATGCACATAAGCTTCAGGAAAAACACGCAGTAGATAGCTAACAGGCTCCCCATCACCACGCCTCCGAATGCGCCAGACTCGTACCGCCAGAACTTCCACCATTTTGCGTTTTTCATAGCGCCCTCATTTCCTTATTCATCGCCGTCACGGCCACAGCAAGAGCAGCCCATGCATGTGAGGAAACTCCATACAGCGGCCCAGGCTGTGACTTAGTACCGATCTGCGGCGTCTTGCCTCCGCCAGTGCGCGGGAACATGTCGAGAAGCGCCTGACGGATGTTTGCATCCTTCGCTCGTGGGTTTCCGCAGAGGTGCAGCTTCACGTCCTTGCGGTAGACGAGTTGCACAGCTTCCGGGTCGTGCCATGCCTGCTGAAAGCGACCGATCCAGCGGACGGTTTCGAAGACTTCCCGGCCAACAGCCATGCCGTAGGAAGCGACCATCTCAATGGCCAGCCGGTAGCCGCAGACAGCCCAATGCAGACCCTTCACGTACTCCAGCATTTCCGCGTTTGGCGACACGCCCGAAAGAATCACCTCCTTGCCATCAAAGATGCACCAGCCCGATTTTTCGGTTCCCGGATCGATACTAAGCAGCAGACTCATCGCAATCCCCTTACCTATCA